AAAAAAAAAAAAAAAAAAAAATCAGATCTCCAGGGGGCCTGAGTAGGGGGGTCCAAAAAAGCCAACAAGCCAATGAGCCTATAAGCACATGTCGGATCAGCGAAGATAAATATTCCGAGTCAAGGCCCGTGAAGGCCTTTCAGGGCCGGTCGGGCAAGATAAATGTGTTGACTTTTTGGTCTTTTTGTGGTATAATAGAGATCTACAATGGGCAAATACCACCAGGACGGAGCCGAACATGCAAGAGTTATACAATTGTAAAACAGAAAACGGTGAATACCGAATCACCAAGTTTGATAGTGATCTCAACCCAATCAATCACAAGAGTGGGCCATCGAGTTATTTGGTCAGCCTAAACGGTTGTGAATGTCCCCAGGGCCACAAGGCCTCATGCCGACATCGCAAGATGTTGGAGATATTTGAGAGTGAGGAACATATTAACGATGGATATTTTTTCATCTGGAACACTCACCAATGGATCAAACCCACCGGCATTTTTGCCAATGAGGAGATCCAGCCTCTGCACGTAACCCCAGATCCATTCTTAGAGGGTGACGAAGCGCCGGAACTACCAGCCTCTCCGCCTGCTGCGTCCGCAAGTGCGCCACCGTCCGCGCAGCCCTCGCCCAGACCTTACAGGAGGTATTGATGACAACTCTTGCGCCAAAACCAGAATGGGCACCAGCGATTTGGACTAACAAGCGCGGTGACGCCTTTATACAATTCACCGATGGCAACGTGATCCGCTTTGACAAGACTGAAGGGGGCTTGGCTAAGGTGCTTAAGCTCTGCCCTTGCGTCGAGGATCAGCCTGGATACGTGACCGGCAGGAGCAACCTGTCCGATCACAAACTAAAGAAACCAATCAAGATGTCGAAAGCGACTGAGCGCAAGCGGATGTTACAAAACGCGCCTGAGGAACGCCGAAGCAAACTCGCGGATCTAATCAGCCGTAGGCGAGAGCTAATCAAAGAGGAAAAGAAATGACCAACCCCGAACCAGTTAGAACGTCTTTAATCCAAGGCGTTATCAACGAGATCAACTTGAGCGCCTCACACAAACAGCGCGCGATCGACCTGCTTGGCGATCTTAGGGCCTGGCTAGATAACTCACTTCAGCGGGATATCGCGTTCCACGATAGGCTAGTTCAGGCTGTTGATGACAATGCTCCCCAGATAGACACAACGATAATGGAAAGCGATATCAAGAAAATAGCCGCAACGTATGGAGCTGGCAATGGCCAAACTCAAGAAAGCCAAAGCGGACAAAAGCATTCGATACCAGAACCACCCGCAAGGTAGCGAGCGTTGTGGGCTTTGTACGATGTATCGATCACCAAACGAATGCACCGACGTCGCGGGGTTTATTCGACCGAATGGCTGGTGCAAGATCTTTGCGAGGAAGAAATGATCCATTTCGCAACCTACGGCATTGTATTTTTGCTGGGGATTATCCTTGGCGGCATCATTGTATTGTTGCCCGAAGTTCTAGCCGAACCCAAGCCACGAGATCTATTAAGAAAGGAAAAAGATGTCCGCGCATTGGAGGAAGGAAAATGCTAGGCAAACCTACACTTTATGACAAATACGGCGCGTTTCTAGAGCAACAAATCTCTTTTCAAAGATGGCGCGCCACAGACAACGGCAACCAAGGCAAATCTACCGAGGCGAACCATTGCGCACAACGCGCCAACACATTCGAGGAACTGCTCAATGATCTTAGACAACTCCAGACCGAAGCAGCACCTCGTAAGGAAGACCGCTTTTCTGCCCACCCAACCCACAAAAAACTGATCCTTGACCTTCTTGAAGCGCATGAAGGCGAGAGGACGATAGCACAAATTGCCCAGTACGCTAAAGAGATTGGCCACAATCCTAGATCTATGCAGCAGATGGCAATGAGGATGGTGCGTAATGGTGAATTGTCACGCACTGGGGAGCTGTTGGAGTTGGTGGAATGATGACGCGAAAGCAAAAACTACTTAAACGAATCCACCAACTGGCTAAGCCGTCACCATGGAGTTGGGCCGACCGCGACACGGTGGTCGAGATACTCGAAACGCTCGTCGAAGAGGTTTTCAGGGACGAACAGGAGTCAGCTAATGAACGATCTTTATCTAATCCTGCATAAAGTCCGTGGTGAACCTGCATTCGACGTTGCACAAAAGATCGTGATCGGAGGCGAGGAAGGCTGGATCATTCCAACCTCAGGCCATCGAGCGTACCCGAGCCAATGGTTTGAGCTGGGTATAATTCTACCAATGTTTCAGGGCTACGAGATAGACCCCAATCTCCCCGACCACTACGACGTCAAACGCGATGAAACCCCAATGATCGACCAGATGCGCGCAGCGCTTGGCTTTAAATCCAAACCCAAAGTCCCCAGGAGATATTGATGTATTATGAAACACATGGAGGCCACTTTAGTCGAGGCGATAGCATCACCAAAGGCACTGAGCACCTTCGCCTAGCCGCTGAGCAATTCATGATGGTTGGCCATCACGACAAAGCTGAAGGCGACATGGAACTAGGCAAGCAGTGGCTAAAAGTCGCTGCGAGCCTAGAGCATATAGCGAAGCTGGCCATCGAAATGGCCACTCAAAGCAGGGTCCAATGACACCAACCACCCAACAAGAACATATCCTCGATCTTGTCGAGAACTCTAGGGAGAACCTGATGATTGAAGCCGGTCCCGGCACCGGCAAGACACGAACCCTCCGCTTGATCGATGAAGCAATCGCAGCACGATATGAAGTACTATATCTCGCTTTTAACAAACGCATCGTACAAGAAGCAATGGAGCCCGATGACGACGGAAGCCCGAAATTTAATGAGACTACGGAGATCCGTACGATCAATGGAGCGGGTTATCGCGCATGGAGGGAAACCGCCGCAGGTAGACTTACAGTTGATACTAAAAAGACCCTTAACATTTTCAGAGCTATTATCGTCACACTTTCTAAGGAACAACAAGATGAAGCCTGGATCGACTACCAACTCATTAAGGACTCGGTTGGAAGGGCTAAGGCATATGGCTACATCCCAGATAACACCGAGGCCAGACCCCTCTACCCACGCCTTATTGAGCCCGACGTTTTCTTCGACAGTCTTGAAGAAAAACCGTCAAGGCTCGCGCAAGCGCTCATCGATGACATCCTCAGGCAAAGCATCAAACTCTCGTACGCCGGGAGCATTGACTTTGACGATCAGCTATACATGCCCGTATTGTTCGGGGGTTCATTCCAGGCGTATCCCCTTGTCCTCATCGACGAAGCACAGGATCTCTCGCCCATCAATCATGCGATGCTCGAAAGGTTCATCGAGAAGGGCAGTCGTCTTATTGCAGTTGGTGACCCTTGGCAAAGTATCTATGCTTTTCGTGGAGCGGTTCAAGAAGGGATGAACCAGATCAAAGACAAATTTGATTGCACCGTCGCTGACCTGTCGGTCAGCTTTCGCTGTCCTTCTGAGATCGTCAAGCGCGCACAGTGGCGCAACCCGAAGCTAACATGGAGCAGAGAGGGTGGAGAGGTACTGGCTCTTAATAGCCTACATATCGATGATATTCCCGATGACGCTACAATTATCTGTCGCAATAATGCGCCCTTATTCTCCCTGGCCCTACGTCTCCTTGCTGGTAAGCGTGGCGTTATGGTTACTGGTACTGACATTGGGGTTAAAATTATTAACATTATGAACAAGCTGGGCCCCGACACAATGAAGCAGGAGAAAGTGCTTGATGCCATCGAGGCTTGGCGGATGGAAAAACTTTCGGTCCAATCAACCACCGCGAACGACACAGCAGATTGCATGCGCGTCTTTGCCTGCTTCGGCAAAACGCTCTCGGAAGCTACCGGATATGCTGAGTTCTTATTCAAGCAGCGGGGTGCTATTACGCTCACTACAGGGCACAAGGCGAAAGGATTGGAATGGGACGAGGTATATCACATGGACCCTTTCCTTATCCGTGTTGATAAGGAAGAACAGGAAAAGAATCTGAGCTATGTGGTCACCACTCGATCTGCGGACAAGCTGTACGAGATCGAAAGCAAGGACATAGTATCATGAGCCTAAACAACTCCAGGCTGGCATATGAGGACTGTTACGATATCTTGGACAAGGCCCTAGAGATCGACGGCGGGGTGAGGGTGGAATTTGATAACGAGGAAGATGCCACGTTTCATCGAATGAGACTGAATCAAGCTAGGCAGCTAGATCGCACCTTCAACAGAGACAGATACCCTAATCCAGAGCACCCAAAGCACCGCCGAAGCGACTATGATGGGCTGATGTTTCGGGTGCGCAAGAGAGAGGAGAAATGGTGGATTTACGTCGAGCGTAAGGCAATAATGGGAGCAGTGGAAGAGATCAAGAAACAGAACAAAACCGAGAAACCGATCCGCGAAGTTGTTACTTATCGGAGGTATTGATGACCGGAAGGAAGCCCAAGCTAGACCAGAAACAGCGTGATGCTCTCATTTGGGATTACCGCCGTCGAGTACCGATAAAGGAGATTGCTTTTAAATACAAGGTCAGCGTCAACACCATATGCAGAATAGCAAAGGCAGAAGGACTATGCCGACATTGGAAGGCGACCCTCTCACAAAAATCACGCTTAACCTCTACACCAGTGACGTTGCCGTCCTTAAGTCTGTGGTTGGGGAAGGATACACCGTCAAGATCAGAGAAGTAATCCACTCCTACTGCCGCACCGTCAAACAGCACCAGAAGGCGAGAGAAAGGTTCAAGGGATGCCTAACACGATCGACGAACTAATGCATCGTTCAACGCAGCTTCTTAAGGGACCACAGGATAAGGCCATTGACGAGATCATAGAATATATGCGACTCGACCGCGCAAGGGCAGATAGTGGCAAGAAGGCCAAACGCAGTGAGGTGTCAGAGGATATCAGTCCGAGACTTAGGGAAGCGGTTCTAAAAAGAGTAGCAAACAAACCAAAACCGTTTAGGAGATACTGATGAACTGGAAAAAACTCGCGTTCATGCTTGAGCTAGAGGCAAGGAGAATTGAGACACAAACTTTTCCTTCCAATCCCTCAGAAAGGATTAAAAGCATCGTCGTTGCTGGCCTATCCGCAAGCTACATTCTTGGCGGACTGGCGAAGTGCATAAGGCTTGCTAATGAGGTGGAAGATGGAAGCCAAAGTTGAAATCTCGCCCTTCTTGCCAGGGACCAAGGTTCAGTTCGCATGGGATAGCACAGGACTTGGCTACGCCAAACGCTGTTGGAAACTTTACGAACTCGCGATCTTGGAAGGTTGGGAGACACCAGAGGAGTCGGTTCATCTGCGCTTTGGGATCGAGTATCACGCCACGCTCGCCGATTACCAACACCAAAGGGCAGAAGGGAACGACCACAATGATAGCCTTCGCAATGTTGTCCGTAATCTTCTCGTTCGTATTTCTGACTGGGACCCTGATCGTACTACTAAGGCCGCTACGACCAAGAACCCAGAAACGCTTCTACGGACTGTCATCTGGTATCTCGACGAGTATCAAGACGACGTCGCAAAGACGGTGATCTGGTCCGACGGCACGCCAGCGGTTGAGCAATCATTCCGATTTGAACTTGATTGGGGACCAGAGACAGCGCGCAATGAGCGTGGGCAGTGGACGCCGAATCAACCCTACATCCTCTGCGGCCACTTGGATCAGATTGTGGATTATCAAGGTGAGCGGTTTGTAATGGATCACAAGACTACCGGTAGGCCGCTTACGTCTTATTACTTCGATATGTACGAGCCAGACAATCAAATGTCGCTTTATTCCCTGGCATCGCAAGTCGTTCTTCACTCTCCTGTCAAAGGGGTAATCATCAATGCGACACAGATCGGGGTTGGTTTCAGTAGGTTTGCTAGAGGGTTCACCTTTAGAGTTGCGGATCAGCTTAAAGAGTGGGTCGATGACCTACGATTCTGGCTCCGCGCAGCTGAACAGCGCGCTCTGGAAGGTTATTGGCCCCACAACGATACCGCGTGCGATAAGTATGGTGGCTGCAAGTTTAGAGAGGTCTGCTCGAAAAGCCCAAAGGTTAGAGAAAGGTTCCTCAAAGCCAACTACATCCAGCTCCCGGAGAAAGAAAGATGGAATCCTTTAAGGACAAGGTGAGATACAAGATACTTCTAGATACGTGTCAGATAACCTGGGTCGAATATGGCGAGCTAGGCTGTAAGTTTAACGCCATATCTCCAAAGGGTATGATTGTGAAAGCAGACCTTTCCTTCCGCCCAGACGCCAAGATCGGAGATCTAATCCCTATTTACACGGAGCTACTCGCACATGACCAACCTGGCCCACCATCAATCCAATGAGTACGTCAAACTCTGCCTAATCGGCCATTCAAAAGCAGGCAAGACCGGCTCGATGGCCCCGCTTGCTTGCGATGGCTACAACCTTCGAGTAATGGATATGGACAATGGACTCGATCCACTCAAAACCTTCGTCGCCAAAACCTGCCCAGGTAGACTTGACTCAGTTGAGTTCCGCACGCTCAGAGATAGATATAAAGCTACAGCCCTCGGACCTGTCATTGCTGGTCAACCCAAGGCTTTCGTGGAGGCTATTAAGCTGCTTGACCATTGGAGATATGACGACGTTGACCTTGGCCAGCCAGCTGAATGGGGACCTGACTGCATCCTTGTTATTGACTCTCTCACCCTCCTTGCAGACGCGGCTTTCGCTTGGGCCGAGCCATTATCCTCAAGAGATCAGCGGGCAGTCTACGGCACAGCGCAGAAAGCGCTTGAAAAAACTCTTGCGCTCATCACGAGCGATGACTTCAAAACAAATGTGATTGTGACATCACATGTGAGATATATCGACCTTGAGGATGGAAAGAGGAAGGGCTTCCCAACCGCGATCGGCGAGGCGCTATCGCCCAAGATCCCAAGGTATTTCAATTCCGTCGCACTATGCGAGGTAATATCAGGAGGAAAACGCACGATCCAGACAGCAGCAACAGCAACCATCGACCTAGCAAACCCAAAACCATTTGAAATGGAACCGAGGTACCCCATAGAGACAGGATTAAGAGACTTCTTTCGAGTCCTACGCGACCCACCCAAAGCACAACCCAAACTCAGGAGAGCCTAATGGCTAATCCAGAATTCGCATCTGTACTAGAACAATCTTTCGATAACATTGAGCGTCCACAGCCGCTGCCCCCTGGGCATTATCTCTGCGTGATTAGGGATAATGCGATTAGGGACAAGTCCTCGCAAAAGGAAACCCCATATGTCGAGTATCTATTGATCCCCACCCAGGCGCAGCCAGATGTCGATGAGAAGTGGCTTGCCAAAGTCCTGACTAAGGCCGATGGCACACAAAAGAAACTCAGCGACATGACCATCCGCGCCAGGTTCTGGACCACCGATGACGCGATATGGAGGTTGAAGAAGTTCTTACTCGACGATCTCCAAGTCGAATACAACGGCGAGTCGATCGATCAAACGATTGATACGGCGATTGGTCATCAAGTGGTTGCGTATCTTAAGCATACCACAAGCAAGAACACCGGAGACGTGTACGCGGAAGTGCGTTCTACTTCGCCAGTTAGTGCGCCAGCGAAGCGCATGGTAGGAAAGCGCTAATAGTGACCGGCATCGTGATAGTGGGTGAGGCTTGGGGCAAGGAGGAAGCTCAGGCGCAATCCCCATTCGTGGGGACCTCTGGTCGTCTCTTGACTCGTCTACTTCACGATGCCGGGATCGAACGTTCGTCGTGCTTTTTAACTAACGTGTTCAACCTTCATCCTTACGGAGATGACATAAATGAGTTCTGCGGCGCTGCCGCTACCGCCATTCCCGGTTACCCAGCCCACCATGGCGCAAGATACATACACAGAAAGCATTCTACCGAACTTCAGCGTCTCAGCAGAGAGATTGACCTCCATCGGCCTAACATTTGTATTCTGCTTGGTAACACCGCGATGTGGGCTATGCTTGGTAAGAGTGGCGTCGCCAAGTGGAGAGGAACCACCAACCTATCAACTCACACATATGGAGGCGTCAAGTGTCTTTCAACTTACCATCCTGCCGCAGTGGGTAGAGATTGGTCGATGAGGGCGACGGTCGTTTTGGACTTCAAGAAAGCAAAACGGGAATCAGCTTTTCCTGATGTCCGCTACCCCAAAAGGGAATTGTGGATCGAGCCAACCCTGGAGGATCTTTATGAATTCGAGAAACGATATATGCGACTTTGTGACATCATTGCTATCGACATTGAGACGTCTGGAAGTCAGGTTACAATTGTGGGGTTCTCTCCCCAACCAGACGTGGCGCTCATTGTACCTTTCTATGACGCCAGAGCAAAGGGGAGAAGTTATTGGGCTACTAATGACGACGAACTGGCAGCTTGGGGATTTGTGCGATCGGTTTTGCAGGACGGCAAGAGAAAGAAAGTCTTTCAAAACGGATTGTACGATATTGCCTTTCTCTACAGATCGGTAGGGATTAAGGTGATGGGTGCGGAGCATGATACGATGCTGCTGCATCATTCGCTGATGCCGGAGTCCCTGAAGGGGCTTGGGTATCTTGGATCAATTTATACTAATGAAAGGGCTTGGAAATGGATGAGAACAACAACGACGATCAAGCAAGATGCGTAAAGGAGTTAATAGATCGAGCATGGAGCGGGCGGAAAACTCCTCATATATCAGGCCAAGATAAGGCGATGGGATGCCGTCCGCACTGCACACCTACTAGTAGAAGAACCGAGATTTCAAAAGCACCCAAAGATGAAGTATGCCAACCAGATCATCGACTGGGGCGAGGAGCACTGGAATGATGAGGATAATCCAAACCAATGACCTCGACATCAACAACCTATCTGATTGGGATGCCGATCAAATCTACAATGGGCTCGATTGTGCAGTTACCCGTGAACTTGTGGATGTACTCACTTCGCAGTTGGACAAAGAGACAGCCGCAACTTACGCCTTCGAACGAGAACTCCAAGGTCCCATCTTGGAAATGCGACTTCGAGGTGTTGCGATCGACTTTGAGCGCCGAGACCAAGTCATCGAACAATACTCAGATCGGATCGACCAACTGCAACAACAGCTTGAACGAATAGTAGGGGAGGGCTTGGATGTCTGGGGATGGAATTGGCAGTCACCGAAAGATCTACGTCATATCTTCTTCGAGGTACTCGGCATACCCAGTGGCGCTAGGGCGTCTGTTGACCGCAAGGCTCTGGAGCGCATTAACGGGTATTTTGTGGCGAAGCCTATTGTTAGTCACATTATCGCAATGCGGGACTTGGCGAAGAAGATCCAACTCTTAAGAACGGAGATAGACCGCGATGGAAGGATGCGCACCTCATATAATATTGCAGGAACCACTACGGGACGTCTTAGCTCGTCTTTTTCAGAATTCGGAACCGGGACAAATCTACAAAATATCGAAGAATCTCTGCGTAGTATCTTTGTTGCCGACCCAGGATATAAACTGGCTTACCTCGACGCTGAGCAAGGCGAATCGCGATGCGTCGGCGCAATAGAATGGAACCTGTTCAATGATGGACGATACCTCAACGCGTGTGAGACTGGCGACCTGCACACTAGCGTTGCAAAGCTGGTCTGGCCAAACCACCATTGGACAGGCGAGCCTGAAGCAGACCGTGAGATCGCCGAGCAGCGTTATTATCGACATTACACTCGACGCTTCATGTGCAAGAAGATTGGTCACGGCTCTAACTATGGAGGACGACCGAGAACGCTGGCCGCGGAAGCTGAGGTTGAGATTAGACTAGTGGAAGAATTCCAGCCGGTTTACTTTCGTCAATTCCCTGCGCATATCAGGCGGTTCAATTGGACAGAGGATGAACTGCGCAGGAAAGGTTTCCTAATCTCCCTAATGGGAAGGAAGCGATGGTTCCTTGGAAGGAGGGACGATGATTCAACACTTAGAGAAGCACTGGCGTACGATCCGCAATCTAGTCTTGCTGACTATCTTGATCGCGGGATGCTCAACGTCTGGCGAAGTGGTGTTTGTCAGATCCTTATGCAAATACATGACGCCATTCTCATTCAGTATCCAGAGCAGCGGGAAGACGAAACGATTAAGCTGGTTCGAGAGCAACTTGAATTTTCTATACCTCTTGCGCGTGCCCGCGTGTTTAGAATTCCCTATGGTGTGAAAACGGGATGGAATTGGGGATCGTATAGCGAAGAGAATCCCGATGGCCTCAAAGAATACTCGCATAAAGACCAACGGCGCAGGACGCCGCCGACTTCCCTCCTGGATCGACGCTTTTACAGAATATACGGGTAGGTTTTTACCCACACCCGAGATCTTTCGCAAGTGGGCTGCGATCGCAACTCTCGGCGCAGTGTTGGAGAGGAAGGTTTGGATTGATACAGGGCAGCCACTGTATCCGAATTTGTATGTGTTCCTAATCGCACCCAGCGCCAAAGGAAAGACAAGGGTGATAGATTATGTCACAGATATCTATAGGAAGGTTGACGGTGGTTACCTCGCGCCAACAAGCATCACGCGGGCGAGCCTTATCGATGTCCTGGCGGAAAGTAAGCGTAAGCTACCGTTCAAGGGACTCGGTGGTGAGTATGTGGAGTATAATACTCTTTACATTGCGATTGATGAATTCTCCAACCTCATGCCGGAATACAATGCGGACATTATGGCTGCGCTCACCAAGTTTTACGATAACAATTGGTTCAAAGAAGCCAAAAGGGCCGGGCATATTAGGCATGATATCGATAAGCCGAACCTCAGCATTCTAACCGGGAGTACGCCGACCAATTTAATGCGGGTGTTGAAGCATGATGTATGGACGCAGGGGCTGACTGGGAGGGTGATTATGCTTCATTCGAACAAAGAGACAAGGTATAATCCGTTGAGCCTTAGGGTTGTGGACAAAGAACCTGGGCTTGAGCACGACATACAGGTTATCAATTCTTATTATGGGAAGATGAATTGGACGGATGAATATAATGAAACGCAAGAAGAATGGCTCCATTGCGGAGATGGACCAACACATCCATTGTTGAAGGACTACAGCGCGCGGAGATATAGCCATCTTTACAAGCTGTCGATGATATCATCTGTAGATCGAGGGGAGGATTACACACTCAGGATTGAGGATTTTGAAAAAGCTAAGGGGTGGCTCTTGGAGGCGGAGAAAGACATGCAGGGGATATTCGAAGCGGGGTACACTACGCCGGATAGGCAGGCGATAGATGAGATCGTTGCCTTTTTGCGGAAAGAAGGACCACAGCCTTGGAGATTGGTGGTAAGAAAGGCGTCGTATTGTGTGCAGTCGTACGCTTTGGACAAGCTGCTTAATTTGATGATTGAGACAGGCGAGATTAAAGACGTTGGCGGTGGGCGCTGGGGACCGTCTACTTGAACACCTTCTGCTTTTGCTCCCCACGAGTAACACCCATCGCGACATCACCCCAATGAAACCAGTCGCGCATTATTCCTGTGCGAGGGCGTTCAACCCCGGTGGACCAATTATAACCGTACTTGGCCGCATTGCCTGCTACTTGTTGCAAACCATATTTGAGACCACCAAGATGGATTAAATCGCGGATTAAGTTGCCTGCGAACTTTGGATTGTTGAAAGCGCCCATTCCTTTCTTCTCGAACTCGGCTATATCTCTAATAGTTTCATGAAGAGGTTTAAGCGCGCCGGTGAACAAACCAGCTTGGTCCCTACCTTGTTCAAGAGACATCCAAATATCCCTTGCGTAGAGAACGGAGTTCGCGAGCCCACCTAAGACGTACCACCCAAGACGTTCGCCAAAGCCCCTACGGTCGTCACGCCAAAGGCCAGTAACGTATTCCTCAACCATCGCTGGCCAAATGACGTAAGCAAATACATCGGCGGCGATTACTGGCACCATACCATAAATAGTCTTAAGCTTGTCGAAATCCCTCCCACCGGACTCCATATACTCCATTGAGTCTTTATACATATCATTAAGGCGGAAAGCCATATCAATTCGGTTCTGGAGCATAGTACCCCAGAAGTGATAGATCGAGGTAACCCATCGACCGATGTAGTGGATATCAGTAGCGCCCGGTTGGTTTGTTGGAGCGGTTGACCCATGCGCAAAACGCACTGCGCGCTCTGCTTCGAAGCGAGCTTCGGCTGGGTTTTGTCCTTCGTCGATGGCCTTTAGAAAAGCACCGTAAGCTAAGGGCTTGGATGATACCATGTCGGAAATAGCAACCGGGATTGCGCCCCAATGGATGATGTAGTCTCTGGCCGTTGACGTAGTGAAGTCCCTGCGCGGTAGCCCGAACCTATCGTCGATGTCTCTGTCACGGCGCTGGATCTCCTCAAAACTATTGACGAGCTTCATAGCCCGATCGCCAGTCGTTGCATCTCGGCCGAAGATCTGGATATTGCCCTTAAGATAATACTCTGGCCCAACCCTCACGATTGAGTTCGACAGCGCGGTCCAGAAGTGTTTTAGGACCGTAGAGACGTTTGCGCCGATGTAGTACGCAAGAACATTCCTGCGCGCAAACTCCGATGCTCTTTCTCCAAGCTCGCCAGCGGCTTGATTGTAAGTACCGCCGGTGGCCATCCGCTGATAGTGCTGCTCAATTGCCTTGAAGTACTCAGGACCATAGTGGGTCTTAATTGCGTTTTGCAAACCGGAGTCGGACAAGAACTTCCGCGCTGTAACAAGGTGCTGACGAAACGCAATGTCATGCGCCATTTGGTAGATGCGCGAGGGAAGCTGCGCCATGTTGGAGGAAACAACGTAGTTGGCCCATTCCTCTCGGTCACGAGCATGGGGGTTGGCAGTGAGCTGGCGGAGGTTATCCGGCCCATCGTCGACATTGAAGGTTGCAGTCTTTGAGCCATAGCCGGTGGCCTCTCTATCTTTCATTAAAGGATAGTATCCGCCATCGAAGTGGTACATTTTACCACCGATCTCAACATCGACCGCGCGCGGCAAGATAGTCCCTGGCGCGTTACCGTAGATATTCCGATAGACAACATCGAGCATGTTCTTTGGTTTCTTAAAGAACTTCCAGATCCCATCAACGTACTTCCAATCCTCCAAGGTCATGGTGAGCTTGACCCACGCCTCTAGCTCCGCGGCGTCACTCTCGGACATTCCATGAGAGCGCGTATATTTGAACCAATTGTCCTCCGTTCCCATGTTGAGCGCAATGGCGTAGAGGTTCTCACCAGTGAAGCCAGTGATCGGTGTGCCATCAGGATCCTTAAGCACTGACGGAGGCTGGAGGAACTGCCTATAGCGCTTAGGTTGTTTATTCTCTTGCCAGACCTTCCTCCACTCACGACGCAACCTTTCGTCATGATTTGCTGCCTCAGTATACTCACGACTAAAGACTTGATTCCATAACCCGCGAGGATTATCACCATCAAAACGGTTGAATATCCTCTCCGCAATTCGGAGATTGGCATCCAACAACTGCGCGTAATGGACCATCTGCTGCCATTGCGTTGGGGTCATTGGAGTTGGCTTGGCCTTCCATTTTTCCAAAGACTCTTTCATGCCATCGATAAGTGGCTGCATCTGTTGGTTCTGTTCATTGATGTAGGCCTTGCCCTCGGCCAATCCTTCCTTATGGAGGGACTTGACTAGATCGAACATCGAGTTCGCTTCGCCGATCTTCCAGTCCTTAAGAGGCTTTGGTTGGCTGAAGTCCCAATTGCGCAGCCAGTTGGGGGCGTCAACCATGATTCCTTTTGAGTCTAAATCGTTCAAAAGCTTGTCAAGAGTGGGATAGCCTTTCTCCTTTAACTCAGCCAGCAGCTCATCAGTTCTTGGCACAATCCGCTTTCCAAGCTGGCGACCAATGAGCTGGATGTAGTTGTGCATCGCGGCGGTTTCTTTAGAAGAGAACCTCTCCAAATTGCGCGCGATGTGCTGACCGAGAATCCTGTCCACTTGCTCTTGGCTCTTCTCGAAGTCGCGCATGTAACCGGTTTGGATAAAGGTCCGTTCACGCTGTTGGGCAAGTTTGATTTCTTCTTTTGAGTCACCCTTCACCGCAGCGGCTTCGATCCTTTTACCGATCCCGTAATTCTGCGTGGAGAGATGTTCAGACTTCAGCTTGCCAAGGACGGTGTCCTCGAGGTCCCGAAGGGTTGCGCCGGTGAACTTCGCTCTTGTAATCCCTGAAGTATCCTGACCGTACTTGGTCATGATTCGCAAAGTGTCATCATGCATTAGATCAAGCTGGCCCTCGTTGTGGATATGATCGTTGGCGTAATCGAGAACCATATCCTCAGGTGAGCCGTATTTGTCCCTCATCAGACGCGCAGTTTCCCTTTCCACTTCTCGGGTAAAGTGCGCGTTAGGGGTTAGGTTCTCAAGTTTGCGCTGATGAACCAGCGCCATAAGATCTGACATCATCTCGCCGCCAGAGGTGAACCCAAACATAGAGAACATCTCATTAGGGTCGTACCCTCCCTTTCTTGACCAGAAAGCTGGGCCTAGTGCGTCACGCTGTTCTGGGGTGAGTTTGTTCCAATCGAACTTGCGAATTGTAACCCGCTTGCCATTGTAGATCCCTTCACGAATAAAGCGATCGGCGGCGATCTCTGGGCGCTGGAGAACACGATCAGCAGCAAGGACCTTTTGTACCTTCTCACCCTCTATCCATTCTTGCGTTGCGTGCTGGCGAGCCTCGTCAAGCACCCGCTCGCGCATAAACTGCCGATCCTTCTCACGCTGTGCAAGGAGTTTATCTTTTATATCATCCCAGGTCTTCTTGGTGTAGCCAAGAACCTTTTGGTCCTTGAACAACTCCATCTCCGGAGGCTCTGGCATTGGAGGCTCTGGGGGCTGGGGAGGCTCGCCGGGAGGGGGAGGAGGAGTGGTGAGATCTGGGGTCTTGCCAGCGGCCTCGTGATGGCGCTGAAGCATGTCGCCCCAGCCAAAGAGACCATCGAGGATGTTGTCTGGGACCTTTTCCTTAAGGATCTTTTCCAGGGCTCTACGGACTAGGTGCTTTGCGCCTTCCCAAAAAGAGTTCTTTCCAGCCGGGATCTCTAGTGCTTTTTTTAGCCTGCTCGACATATTCGCGCGCGTAAGAGCGTCCTCAACATCCGGAGAAGACTGCGCTTGCGCAATGAATTCGGTGCCGCTGTCCTCGATCGCGCCGGTTTTGTGGTTAATCCACTTGCCGGTAAAAGCGTAAGCAACTTCTGGGTTCCGCAAGGTCTGCGGCTCGTGTGCTTCGAGCCATGCCTTAAACTCATTCATTAGACTGACGCCAAGACCCATGAGGTGTGGATCCTCATACATCTGGCGGACAGACGCAGCGTGCGCCATCTCGTGAATGACGACGTGAGCCAGGAAGTGATCGCCTTTTGAGCCATTGGCGACAGACTCTTTGATCACAACATGATGGATGTTTGGGTCGTAGCCAGCTGGTGTCCTCGGCGCAAGGCGCTTCATATCCTTATCAGAGATAATGGTGACTGGCGTGTCACCTGCCAGCTTCTGCGCGCGATCACGGAAGAAAGTAGAAAGTGCCCGGCTGATCCCAGGGAACTTAGAGTAGTCCATCATATTCAAGATCTCGGTGCCAGTTGTGTCACCGAGGGATTTGATGTCAAACACCTGACCACGGGTACTGGGTTGGTGGGACATCAGCGCGGTTGTGCCACCAACATTTTTTAGCGGGAATCGCTGAGGTTGCTCAAGGATCCCCTTCCCGAAGTCCGACCAGAACCCTGGAGGAACTGGGAGGATGTTGTCCATTCCATTAGTGCGCCGCACAGTATCGAGGACCTTGGAACCTGAGTCGGTGAGACCGCCGTAGTAGGCCTCCTTCTCTGGAGTCGTAAGAAGCTCTTGCTGTTGTTGCTGCTGTTGCGCCTGCGCCTGTTGGAGTGTGTTCCTAACATCCTCCGACATACCCATCGGATCAAGATGTCGCGCTGTCTTGAGCCCCTTCATCGCTTCAGGGTTGATGTCCTTCTGCCTTGCGGCGAACTCGTTGAGCGGAACGCGAATAGAGGTTCCATTATCCCTTGCGCTCTTAAGCTGCTGGGCGATATCAGGAAGGAAGCCGAACAGCCCATCGTCCGCCGACGGTGGCTTGTCGCCATAGAGTTTGAGAACTGCATCTGCGTCGAAGTTCATCGTCGCATCTGGGTACTTGCCGAGAAGGTCAGCCAACGCTTTCTTTCCCGCCTCGCCGCGCTCAGTGAGGTTGCTTTTCGCGACCTTCTTTAGAAGATCATCCGTGGCCTTGTCGAATGTCGCATCTCGCTCAGAGAGAATGTAATCCGTAATCGGATCAGCGCCCATTGGGATAGGCTTACCAGCGCGCATGTACATCAGTGTGCCTTCAAAGGCACCGCCGAATAAGACATTGGAGAAGAAGTTGGTAAGAAGCTCGTCGCGCCTAGGGACGTGGAAATCAGCTTTTGGGTCGTACGTCCATCGTTTGGCTTCTGTTAATGCAAGCTGCTCAACCTGGCCCAAGGCAGTATTGGCTAAGCCGAAACCAGCGACTCGGGAGACAAAACCGGCCACCGGTCCTTCCATCATCTTGGTCATTGGGATCGGGAGCAGGCCGAAGATTGTTCCAAGAACAAAGCCGGTGTTGTATGCCGGTTCTGGAGCCACACCTTTCTTCTCTGCTTCCTCACCCATTGTCTCGGCGGTACCAAAACCGCCTAACAGCGCCATTACCCCAGCGCCGATGCCCGCTGCGCCTATACCAGGAGCAGCAGCAGCGACAGCTACGCCAGCGGCTACGCCACCTAAAACCGCAGGTCCCATATCACCAATGGTGGCAGCGACGCTGTTGATGAACCCACCCTGCTGTTCAGGAGTAAGTGCAATATCCTCCGCGCTACGCTGGAGCTGTGCGCCATAGCCAGCCAAAGTCGACGATCCGGTCTCGCGCGCTAATGCGCGGATCAATGTCCCAGTGCTACCTCGTAGATGCTTTCCAAACACCGGCGCTGATTGGAAGCCCCAAGGTATGCTAGAGTTCTGGGCAAGATCTTCATAAGCTTGAGTAGCCGGATGTAGATTACCGTAATCGTCATTGGCCAACTTGGCGGCCATGTTGTTTTCAATTAACCAACGCTGCATGTTAGGATTGGCTTGGACAATACGGCTACCAAGCTGGACCTTAGTCTGCTTATCGGCGTCTTCCAGATTGTTATAAACCCCTGCGCTACTAGCGCCTGTCAGATCTGATATGTCCGATGCGCGCGAAGCATCGTCAGGATTGGCGTCGATGTCCATTGCAAGACGAGAGCGCCACGCCTGCTGGTAGCGAGGATCTTGAAACTGGAGTATGTTATCGTCATCGTCTCTAGGCATGACCAATACCACTTGGTTTACTGTAGAGGCTATTATACATTATCGCGGCTTGGTCCTTCTGGTATCTTATCATGAGCTGATCATCGGTCTCGTGTGGGTATTGATCTTGATATTGCTGCAGCACATTTGGCGGCATCTGATCCCATACGTTGTACTCAGTCGAACCACCAAACAACCCAAGTAATCCACCCCTTGGGCCTCTAACAGTAGAGGAAGCGAACTTGTGGATGTTCTCGAAGTCATCTGGCGACCTTGGAGCATGACCCCAAAGTGTATTGTATTCCTCAACCGCGCTCTTTACTGCACCGTAATATCTCTTCTTCTGGTCAGAGGTCATTGCTGACATCTCGTCGCTGTAGTGCTTCTCAAGATAATCGGCCACCGCGCCGACACGTGGGTCAGCTTCGCGTTTAGTCAGCGCGCGCTCTTGGCGCTTCATTAGATCGACTATGAAGCGGGTAGGAATACCCTCTTCTGACAGCATGTTATTCATAATGAAGTTGTTAGTATCAAAGTCCTCCATATGAAGCAACTCTTGATAGCGCGCTAGACCCTTCGCAGACCATTGGATGTTCTCGCCTTTAGCAACTCTAGACATTTTGTCCATGATCGCCTGCTTAACCGTCGGATCAGCGTCTTGCCAGGCCTGTGTCGCAGCAGTGCCACCATTGGCAAAAAGCTGATCTAGCGTCATTGCCGGTTTCTGATCTGGGCTATTGAGCCCTAAGAGCGCATTGGTCAATGTCTGCCGTGATCGAAAGTCAGTTTCGCGGTCGGCCCGGATCTTTAAATCGTCATTCTGTACAATATTGGCGGTGACGTATTGACCGATATATGGATTGTGATCGCCATACTGCTTCTCCGCCCAAGACGTAGCACGGTCGATCTTGGACTTTGTGGACTCTTCTTGGAACTTGGGCGCAGCAGCAACGTCATAATCTCTAGTCAGGCCGAAGTGGAACTGGTCCCACGAGATCTGCTTCTGTAATGGTACGTTAAGTTCATCAGCCGACTCGCGCATTGCCTGGTCGATAGCCTTTAGTTTAGAAGTATCTTTGTAATCTGGCCTACCGTCCTTGCCCCTGAGCACAACATCCATTGCCCGACCTGTGAGATGGTCGGAGTCCTCTGTCTTGCTTCTACCTGCCTCAACAAGTGCGTGCTGCTCGGCTGGGGTGCGGACACCGCCGTGGTCGCCAATAGTGATCTCTATGCCTTGATCCATAAGCTTGCGCTGTGCACGCTTAAAGACCTCGAGCATTGGGGCGGAGACTCCATTAGTCCGATCAGCCTCCTGTCGAGTTGTGTAAGGTGCAAAGCCACGAGAGGTTGCTTGACCAATGTCATTTGCACCACGATGATTTTCGGCGTCTTGAATGATCTTCGTTACGCGATCGCGGTCATCTTCACCAAGGACTTGAGAGTCGTGATCTTGAAAGAACTTCCAAGCGCCCTTGTAATCACCAATACGTGCAAGGCCCTCTGCGCGAGCGACTACCAGTTTGCTGGTTGCGATGCCTAAGGCTCGATCCGACTGTTGTTGCCCCCAACCATTTACAGCAGCTTTTGTGGAAATGGCAGCAGGGAGGTTTTTGATCTCGTCGTCAAAGGCAGTCGAATTTGGCGCGTTGCGCACCCGATCCTCTGCAGCGCCGAGCGTTGCGTCAGCGTTGCCATCAACCCACTTCCTATGCTCAGCCGCAGCATGGTTGGCCGACTCGCGGATGAACGACCTTTGCATCGACGAGTATTCATCGTCGAACATCTTTTGACCGTAGATGCCATACTGCGCAACATCAGTGCGAGCAGACTGCCGCATCTGCTCCATTTTTGCGAGATGCTGGTTTAGAACATCTTGGTTGGCATTGGCACCCTGAGCAGAGAGATAATCCGCCATGACCGGCGCAAGGTCATTGGAAAGCTGAGTCGTTCGATCGCGAACCTTAGTCTCGATATCCAGTCTGCGGAGAGCAAGCGCGCGGCTAAAGACTTCATTCCCTGCTTTGTCAACCTCACCGCCAAAGGTTTGAGTCGCGCGCGCGACTGCTTCGCCAAAGGCAGCGGGTACGGCGCTGATCCCAGGCTCAGGGACAGGACGCTCAGTGGGCTGAGCGGTGAAGTACGGTTCGTATGGTGCGCCAGGTACGTCGGGCATTATGCGTTGTAATAGTTGGACTCACCGTAGATCGAGCTAGCGTATGCTGTTCGACCAGCAGGTGAGTCGGGGTTGATCCCAGCGGTAGTTGGTCCTTGCAATGACGAGACGTCATACCACTTTCCGGCGACCGAGCCAGCGCCGCTAACGATTGAGCCAATGGCGCTAATATCGCCAGCGTAAGCAGCTTGCTGTCCTGCAACAACATCCACCCCTGCTTGCGCGGTATAGCCTGCGGCTTTGACCTCTTCGCCATAGGCAGCATGCGCTGCGTCAGCGCCGATGATCCGGCGATTTTCTAGAGCAAGCGCCTCTTGGCTTCCACGCACATCCATGGGCGTACGCCCACCAATATTGCCTGCGGCAAAGTGAACAGCTTCTCTGCCAATCGCAGCGCGCGCGACCAGATCCGCTTGCTGCTGTTTGATCGCGCCAGCCGAGATGTCCCACTGTGCCATCTTATCCGCAATCCCCGCCATTGCGCGCTGGACACCAGCTTGGTAGTTGTACATTGCCTTTTGAAACTGGCCACCATACCAGTCGCCATAGGCCTTTATGCCAGAACCGATGACAGTGGCACCTATCGACATTAACATCGCAGTGCCAGGGTCGGCTAAGAATGCGTGAAATTCGATCATCCCTTCCTCCTAATCTCAAACCTGGAGAACCCATTCTCTGGCACGCCGATTTCTGCACCTAGCCACCTTAGCCACTTCCTTGCGGAGTGATTTCCCATTGCGACATGACCAAAGATCATATCATATCTTTTTAATGCGTCTTCAATAACGAGCTGAGAATGCCGAACAAAAAGAAACTTGTGCTTTTCCACAATCTCAGTCGTCAAAAGCCAGAGGTATGCACGATTAGAGAGGGCTGTAGGCGGAGCCAGACCATACACACAGGCCACCTTGTCATCGTGCATACCAAGCCAAAATTCATCGGAGTGTCGCAGGTGATATCTAAGAAGTGCTTCTGCCATCCCTTTATTGGCGATGTCGGAAGAACGAGAGATGATGTCTTTGACATCGCAATCACGGGACTGGATTATCGCCACGCTCATCCTCTCCTCCCTCCTGGTTCAGGGGTGTCCCCAACTACCACTTCCGGCATGATCCCCAAGACCGTTGCTGGATAAGGAAGGTTTTGTTGAATACAAAGCTGGCCAACCTCTTGCCAGACCTGATCCAAAATCTGCCTGCCGTCGCCAGCAAAAAGGTCGGTGACCAACGCCACACCATTGGATTGAGTGGGAATGGCATTCAGCTGGAAGTCTTTGAAGGTGACGAGGTTGGCGAAGCTGGTTCCGACTTGCAGACCAAGGGTGTCTGCAACCCGCATAGTGAGTGCCGGTATCTTTTTGCGTTTCGATTGCACCGTCGGCTCGCCGAGATCTAAGGCGAGGGTTTGGAGCTGTGGCGTGAACGGCAGGCCGAGGGTGATCTTCGAAGAGGATGGAAGGCCTGTCACTGCGCCGCCCGATACCGTAAAAGGGCCGACAGCCACTCCATCGGCCACGCCAACCACTTGACGGCCGTTGAGCTGTGTCAGGCCAGAGACAGAAGTGACGTTGGTCCAGATGGCGTAGCCCTGTATAGGATTTGGTACACCAGTATAGGGATCGATATTTTCTGGGACGTTAACGACCGTCGCAGTGGCGGCTGTCGCAGTACCACCTGTGACGTTATAAACGCCCCCACCAACTCGGACCACTTGCCCAACCGCAAAGGCTCCGGACACATCATTTAGCGTGACTACATTACCAACGACGCTGGCATTGCCTGTGAAGGTCAGAAGCGTTGTTGGTTGAGAGGCAGGGACTGTCTGTAGCCCGCAGTCAACGCTCCATGAATCTTCTTTTCCGTAAAAGAAGAACCGGTCAGCGAACCGCTCGACGTATTGAACATAAGTCCCGCCAACCAGTCGCTGCACAATGCAATAGACAGCATCGACCGTGTCTCCTTGGAACTGCTCGGTTACCGAGCAGATCGATAGAAACGTTCCGTCAGTGTCGTGGTGCGCCCAGCCAATCAGCTCCTGCTCCTTGACATAGGTTAATGAGAGCAAGATCCCATCACTGCGCACGCCCCACACGACCTTGTAGGGCTCCTCTGCCCAGCACCAATCAACAAGGAAAAATCCCAGGAATAGGTGATTTGACAGGGTAGTAATATCTGCGCCTGTGAAGATATTGGCATAGACATTATAGGTTAGATCGCGAACGTAGTTGCCTTTGTAAGTGTTGTAGAGAATGTTCTGATTGATTTTAATTGGGCGAAGGTCGTTAGAACCATTGAATGCCTGCTGACTGGCGACGATCGAGGTTGGGGTGACTGGGCTTTGGGACGCGAATAGTCCGCCACCATTGAGCAGCCATGCCGATTTGTTGGTCATCGTGACCAGTCCGGTCGGAACGTTGGTGAAGGAGCGGATAGCATTTAGATCATCGGCAATGATCTGCCCAGAGATTGCATCGTCGGCTTGAACAGGAAATGAGATATTGAAGTTAAAGAAAGCTCCCGGCTGTGACATGTTGAAGGATTGAACGTTGGTTTGCTGTGCGCCGAAGACTAAGCGTTCTTGGAAGAAGGTTGAGACGCCAGGATTGCCGCCATTAGCTGTACCTAGGACGGAGGTTGCCGCAGCTGCACCGGCGGAGAAGGTAACGGATGGAGATGGAGCAGGCAGGTAGCCAGCGCCTTTCTGGATGGGAAGAACCTGTGTCACACCCCAAGTCAGATTCAAGTTAAAAGCACCGGAAAGGTTAAATTCCAAAAAGCCAGCTGCGTTGCTAGTGGCAGAGGCAGTTGATACAGGATTGCTTGGAGTTGAACCACTCGTGATGCTACCGGGACTAAGTATGCTTATCGAATTGACTCTATAGATGTCCTGCCCAAAGCTGGTGCCTTGGAAAGTCACTGAGGTCATTGTCAACACAACACCGGTGCTAGCAAAGCCGATCGTTGACCCTGTCGGATTTGGTGAGCCAGGCTTGAGGAACAGATCATCGTTGCCAGCGCCGTGGCCATTGATTGTCGCGACTGTGACACCGAGCGATGCTTGGGCAGTGGCTTGCGTTCCACCGGCTGGTGGTGCGCCGATTGTAACGCCAGGGACCGTCGTGTAAGTACCAGCTGTCGTTACTGTATAGCCAATGACCGCCGAGCCTGCGAGAAATGGATTCTCGGCAACTGGCGGGGTTTGTGTAAAGTCAGGGGCGATGCTTGGTGTTGGATCAGTGAAAGAGGTCCCCGAAGTGTTACCAATGAATCCATAAATAGTACCAGAGGGTATAGCGGTGTTGAATGTTGACGTGGCCTTGTAGACGTTATAGCTTGTCGCTCCTGTAACCGCTGTCCAAGAGATAAGGTTAGTCCCTGGAGCACTGGTATCGGACAGTGATTTGAAGCCAGTTAATAGAGTAGGTGAGGTCGGTATGCCTTCCTGTCCATTTGCATCGACCGCAGTTACTTCATAGGCGTAATTCCAGTTGTTAGCTGCTGCGACCAAGGTCGTTGATGATGTTAATCCAGTTGGCGTTCCAACTGTTACGCCAAAGTTAATCGCTACCAGCGTCCAATTAGTTGGCGAGACAACTGTCAGGATATACGCCGGATAACTGGGATGGGTTAGGATCATCGAGGTGACATCTTGAGTGTATTTCAGCCCAGGATTGCCAGTGATGGGATTGAAGAATAGGTCGGAGACAGCATACGGACTACCGATTTGATAAGGATTGCCGCCGGACAGGATCGGTGCGCCATTGGAATAGAAGCGGACATAACCAGCGCCGAATTCAAGCACGTAGGACACGTTGGCCGAAGGTTGAAATGGAATTAACCTTGCGCCATTGCTCCCAACTTGCTGAATGAACCTCGTCCCTTGACGAGTACTCGCACCACCCCCAGCCCAATCTACGAAGAAATTGCGCATCAGCGCGGTGCCGGTTCGGTATTTCTGAACGTCAACGCGCGAGCGTAGCCGCGGCGCCCACTCGCCAGAGGCAAAGGAAGTTTGGATAGTCGGCTGCGCCATTAAGCTCCAGGCCTCTGTCCATCAGGTGTGTAATAAGAACCGTTATACCAACCGTAGGCGCACCAGTCGTCATTCTGCACAAGCGGCCAAGCTGCGCCGGGATTTATCCCTGTTGGGTAATGCCGATGGCAGCGTAGGTTGCCGGAGGCATCTTGCTCAGAGAAGAAGCACTGTAAGCAGGTGCCAGGCTCGTGGGGCAGCGGGGCACGTGGATCTGTCACGCAACCTCTCCAACGTATGGATAGACGACATCAACCTCATCGTCAGTATCGATCCCAAGCTCGCGCATCAGCCCAGGGGAGATGTCAGCGACGCGCCCCGTGCTAGTATGCGGCCCCCAGTCAGCAGGATGAGCAGTGAAAGCTCGACCGGTCTTGGTCGCTTTGACTAGCGCCATCTCCGGTCCAGCCAAACGGGTCTTTGAGAACTGAGCATAGTCCCACCGAAGTGCGAGGTATCGCTTATCAGGGTTAAGGCGACGAGCAAGCCCTGTGGTACCAGCGGGTTGGGTTGTGAGGAAGATCTCTGGCTTGGTTTCGTACTTGTAGATGAACGCAAGTCCTTCACTTGGGGTAACACCTGTGTCATTTGGTCCTCCAAACCAGCTCACCTTACCAACAACACGGAGCCTGTCCGGCTCTTCCACTACCTCACCCGCTGCTGGCGCCACCGCTTCAGCGATGGCTTGGCAGATTGCGTCGAAGTGTTGAGTGTAGGCCTCGACATCGGCTCCGGCATCAACAAAGCAGATCTCAAGCAGGATCGCGGGCTTGTTGGTCCCGTTGAGGAAATAGAGGTCAGAGCGCTTCTTCGCGCCTCGATTGATCAATCCGCTGACCGAGCAGACTGCGTTAGTGACTTTGGTCGCTAGAGATTCCTGAGTGATATAGAGCGTCTCATTCCCGCGCCCGCCATCGGTTGGGACGTAGGCGTTGAAGTGGACAGAGATATCGAGATCGCGGGATTGGGAGTTGTGCCAGTTGACGATCGTGTTGAGGTTCTGGGATTGGGTTGTTGAGATGTCGTCGTTGAATGTGACGACCTCATTTCCATTAAGGCGTAGGTAGTCGGCAACCGCCGGCACCACCCTGCGCGCTTCATCAACCTCGTCAATCAGACCCTTTGCGCCACGGACGTACTTGCCGTGGCCACTACTGATCGCTATCTTCATGGACTGGGCCCTTCAATGTTGGAGCGAAGAAGAGAGTCTTTTTGGAAGTGATGCATTGGTCGAGCAGCTTGTGGATCAGGGTGTCCTGTGCTTCATAGCGCTGGGTGGTGCGAATGTTAAGATAATAAGCCCCAGCAAACGTCGCGCCGACAAAGATGACGTTCATCACGATCAAGGCAAGCGCAATCGGCTGGCTCTTAAGGCCTTCAACGACACCTGTCGCGACCTTCGCGCCCTCTTCGATTGCGCCGGGATTCATCTTGCCATCCTCAAAATCATCGCGTGACTACGTGGGTCATTAACAACCCCCAAGTGATTACTGCCGATCGCAGCTGCGGATATGACCGTAGGTCCAGCCATCGGTGGTACAGGATCCAGACCGATAAACGTACCATGGTTGGCGGAAGCCAACATAGCGCAACGTCCAGCGCCAATGCTGTGGCCGACATAGAGCGCGCCAGGAACGGATTGCTCAAACACAACGCGGACGCGATGCGCCGCCAACCAACTGGCGAGGTAATCAACCGGCTGGTGGATCAACAGCCCGTAACAAAGTACCACAGGCCTTGCGCTAGTAGGGACTGTAGAAACTACCCCAATCGAAAGACATATTAGGAGTATACTCCCAATTCGGCCCGCCAAAGTTCCCGCGCGCGCGCATCCAATCTGGCGTGACGTCGTTGACGGTGAGATTCTCGTTTCCATCTGCTATACGAGCCTCCGCAATGATATGATTAGCCGTGGAGAGAGCCTGGTTGGCGAGGGCTTTATCACCAGATAATTGAAAGACCAGACGTGCTGCCAACACAGCGATCCACGCGTCCTGGAAGAATTCATCCATGACGTTAGGGTCTGTGACGCGTGTATTGTAGCAAAGGATGGCGCTCTCTTGATTAGATAGGATGACCCTCTGCCCGCCCTGCGTACCAAAGGTAAGGTTAAAGGTGGCGCCCGTTCCAGCGCCGGAGGAGAATTGTTGGCCGACACCGGTGGGGTTTTGTGTTGAGAAATAGCTGCCTCCTACTACTGTCCCGGTTGGCTCGTCGAAGATCTGGTTGACAACACTGACGGAGGTGATTGCGCCACCCCCGCCAGTGCCTGTAACCGTCAGCACGGCAGGTGCGCCAACGGGCATGGTGAAGGTGGTGAACGGCGGCCCGCCACTGGGGAACGAGCCTTGTTGGAAGCTGAAGCTTGGTTGCACGAGCGTTATCGTATCGTTGACCACATAGCCAGTGCCACCGGAAGCAACAGCAGCAGCAGTAACAGGGAAGAATTGGTCACTTGCTACCTCGTACTTTAGCGCCGGACCCGACCATCCAATCGGTGAAAAGCCAGTGACTGTCCCAAGTGGATAGATCGGCGTTCCACCAGCAAGAGAAGTGTACTGTGGAACGATGGATCGGGGCCTCACACAATCGCTCGGATACTGGTACTCGTACGACCATTGTGGAGGCGGCATGCCTGGGACCCAGAATGGTGAGGCTGCGGCAGAATTCTCCGGCGTCCCTGGTTGACTCGTAATATACACTAGATTCGCATACTTTCGGGTACAGTTCCATGGTGCCATCCGATTGAGCTCGTCGCGCAGTTTGAACATGATCAGCTGAGCTTGGATCGCCTCGTTGGAAGTTTGGTTCGTGAACTCAGCTGAGGACATGTTTGTGCGCGAGCCAAAGAATTGGAGAGCGCGGTTAGCGATGTCGAGGTTAGCGGTCATCTAGCGCCTCCAAACAAGACTGGTGGACGAAGTGCATGGGAGTGCCAAGCACGAGTTCGTACGCGATCTGTAACTTGCCGTTCACCCTTTGATAAACGAGCACCTCGCCGATAGGCACGCCCTCATCATCGTGAGTGCGATCTCCACATAGCGTACAGATCATCTCCCCCTCCGATTGACCCCCATTCCTTTGTTACGCCCGCCGAGGCCGGGGCTACCAACTTCGCCGCAGTCCACGGAAGAGAGATTCTGCGTCCCTCGCTCAAATACATCGCCTCCAAGACCGGGGCCCCGGTTTCCGATGGAGGTTGGACCTGTGGGTGGTCGATAGTTGCGAACGTCCCTAGCGTCGGTGCAGCCGCCAGACTTGGCTCGGGCAGCTTGCTTCTTTTTTGCATCTGGTCCGTACTCCGATAAGATTGGTCTAGCCATTTGAAAACTCCTTTATTCGGCGTTCGCTGTGTCGAATTCCAAACTCAACCAGCTTTACGCTGCCGATTAAGATGCCGAAGTTCGCAATCCGAGTGACGAACCAATCGACGATCAACACGCGTAGAGGAACTCTATCCATCAGAACCCCTCCTTCGTTGTGATGGGATCGTCTTGCGACCCGGCGTTCCCTTCATTTTCCCCGCCCTTTCGGACGATCCCTGGTGCGCCGGATGTCGTGATCGGGTTGCTGTACTTTCCCTGGCTTCCCGCGTTCCCGTAGTTGTTTCGGTTCGCTAGACCGGGGCTGTTGTGGGAGAACGTGGTCGGGCCGACTGGGGTTGCGTAGCCCATCACGTCCCGAGCCTGTGTGCACCCGCCCGAGGTCGCCCTTGGGGCTTGCGGTTTGCTTGCGTCTGGTCCGTACTCGCTGAGGATTGGTCGTGCCATTTATGGCCTCCTTGGCGCTGAGGGGGCTGTCTGTCGAGGAGGGTTTGGGGAGTGCTCCTCTTCATCGTCGCCGTCGCCGTGCTCCGGCAGCACCGGCATCGTTGCGCTCATAAGGGCGTTATGCGCGGCAGCGGTGATGTGAGCATAGGTCGGCGATTGTGAGGACAGGTCGATGATTTCAAGAAGAGTTAGTACATCTCTCGGCTTCATTAGTATCTCCCTTGCGATCCACGATTGTGGGATTGCGACTTGACTGGTGGGGCTTTGTATCCCCGCCCACCATGAATGGGGTCACCACGGTAGTCGGAATCAGGCCCACTGGTAACGTGTGAGCCTTGGCTAACGCCAAGCTGACCTACGCCACCGGGATTGATGGCGTGGGGCATTGGTTCGACCTTGCCGCCATAGCGGCCATCTCTACTCGCTCTGCCTTGTCTCATCGACTATCTCCTGTTTTGGAAGGAACCGAGTGTGATCCCAACGATTGGCTGGATCTGCTGCCATCTTTCGGCGGACTTTTTCAAAGGCACCGCCAGCGGTATGGAGTTCGGTTACTAGCTGGCGGTAGCGATCGTCACAGCGCTCCATCTCACGCAAGATATGAAGGGGAGCTGGATGGCCAAGCTCCTCGTACATATAGCGGATGTCGTGGAGGTCGTGCATGTAGTTCGCAAACCTGCGCATGAACTCCGGAACCTCTTGTTCCGCGTTCTCAACCATCGCGTAGACGAACTTGCCAATCAGCTCGCGCATCAGCTTCTGCTCGCGCGCGATACGCTCAAGGACAACGTGATCATTGGCCATCTGCTGGAGTATGACGTTCGTCTGCTGCTGGAGAGCGTTTGCCTCCTTCGCTCTCTGGTTAAGCGACCCAACAAGTTCTATGATTAACTGGCGATCAAGATCTTCACTCATGATGGTGACGGCGCTCCTCCTGCTGCGATCTTACCCTTCTTCTTGCGTAAGATCCCGGTGCGTTTGTCGGCTTGGTTGAACTCTCGCGCGACTGATTGTGGTACGCCAGTGCGCCTTGCGGCGGACTTGTCGTGCGCAATCATCGCCATGAATCTCGCCTGTTTAGCTGAGGTGGAAGGCATCACACTCTCCTATCCGATAAACCATCCTGCTAAATTGCTTAATGGATATAGCCGCACTATCCCGAAGTTGACAGAAATCACAGCGCTGGACTGCGTGTCGATTGTCTGGCTACCAAACGGAAAGATGCTAATCGGAGTGGCTGTTGCAAACCCACCGTAGTCTTTGATCCACAGCGACCGGCTAAATGGAGTGTAGGGTCTATAGGCAAACGCTTGAACCCATTGCGTCACGTCTGGCAATCCGACATTGGCAGGGCCTGAGGAAATAGAAATGAGAGCAATAGAATCGAATGGAGTCAGGTTGACATTGCTAGTATAGATATTTTCTGGCAACACATAGGTCTGCACCCAACCAAGTGACGGACCCAACCACACCCTAACCGCAGTTGTTGAGACGCCCTTATCAAGATCTGCCAGGCTGCCAGCAGGTATCGGTGCGGCTAATCCTTGCGCCTGAAAACCAGTACTCTGAAACGCACTACCCTGGAAAGCCGGTGTTGTCATGGTTCCAATACCTCATACGTCCGACCAACAATCAGCGGTGCATAGTGCTTGCCTATTAGCGTCTTTAGCAAGACGATCTCTTCCATTGAAAGATCCTGCTCACCACCCTCAACGACTCTCATCGCCAGTTTGAAACGCTTTACTTTCTCATTTGCTTCCTGGTCCTTCCCATCAGGTGTAAGGAGCGCAGACGCACAGACATTGCCCACGGTCAGATCTTCATTGCCATCCTTGACAGGGACGCCTCTGGGGTCGGTAACAAGCGTTGAGAGATTTACCTTCATTCCATTCTCCTAGAAACATGGAACGTATCTGGTCGCCCCTCCGTTATCGACGAAGGTGAGCCAGGTTTGTACTGTTGTGTGTGATCCGGTTGGGCCAATGCTGCCAAGCACAGTTGCTACAGCGCCATTGGCGCTAAAGCTGCTGGCGCTATTGAAGTAGTGAATGCCTGTCTTATCGACGGCGTATTGACTCGTCCCATTAACCTGACAATCGAAGACCTTGGACAGCGCGCCGCTAGCGACGTTGATTGCATTCACGACCAAGACAGCATCCACGACGCCAGTGGTGTTCCAGCTTTGCTGAATGGTGGTACCGGCTGCAGTACTAGATCCGGTGACTCCAGACGCGCCGGGGACGATGATGGGGAAGGGCTGAATATTCGCGAGGGTGTTGCTGTTAAGAGCAAATTGGGTATTCGTGAAATGAGCAGTGTGAGTACCGGACTGAGTCTGGCCCAAGGTGGTGACAACCTTATAGCCGTTGGCGGCGTTAGAATACCCCTGCACCAGCTGAAAAGCAGTCGCGCTAATTCCGGTCGCGATTAAATAGTAGGTTGTCCCGGCGTTGATGCCATTGGCGCCATCGCCAGGAAGGGCCCCGGTCGTGGTGAAGTTAACGCCTTGACCCGGAACGCAACCGTGTGGGGCGGTGAGGGTGATAACCGCAGGATTGGCAATCGTTATGCTAGATACTGTCCCTGTGGTGGAAAGTCCCTGGGGCTGAGCGGCGAGATTTGCGTAGACACTTCCTAGTTGGAAGTTGGATTCATTGCCAGCATCAACTTCTAATACGCCAGCAGCGTTGCGATGAAGTGAGATGTCGTAATTGCTGGAAACGTCTGCCGTCGCTCCGGAATTGGCGGTATCCCAGAACAGCCCCATCCCACTTGAGAGAATAAGTTTGAAGGCTGGGGGTCCGCCGGTTATGTTGTGACAGAACTGGAATGATCCGGTAAAAGAGTTAGCGAAGTAAAATCCATGAAACTCATTACCGGTGATGCCTGCTGCGCCAGTGTGTGGCGTGTTGTAGACAGCTCGCAAACCATCAGTGGCGAGCCACCAAGTGTTGAAGCCTGGAGCTGCCCCAGCCAGTCCACCCCAAATTCCATCATATTTGAAAGTGGTATCCTGTAACCCCATAGCTACGTGGGTTTGGCCACCAACCGTGTACATGGCCCAAGTGCAAGCTGTTCCACTGCCGGATGCGGCTGTGTTGGTGATGTCAATTTCGAAGATTCTTGTGAACTGGACGCTTGAGTTATTCCAAGTGCCAGCTATTCGCAGAGCCGTTAAGTCACTTGTCATGTTACCGAGTGAAAGGGTCGCTTGGCCATTCCCGAGGTAAGTAAAGCCGCTGTCGCTCGACAACGAGCTGACGCCAGCAAACACCACTTGGGTGTTAGCAAACGAAGTCGCGCCAGTACCACCTTGCGCGATCGACGCTGCGCCGGTGAGGGTGTGGGCTGCGTTCCAGTTTGATGGTCGAACCCATTGCGGGTTTGCAGCGTCATCAGCAATCCCAGAGACGAAGGTGTGAGTGACTGCGAGAGCCATGTTAAACTCCTGTTCCCATTAGCGTGCGCAGCGGGATTACGCCGGTCACTGGTGGTGGGGTGATCTGCGGCCAGCGCCAAGCGGGCCAATAGAGATCGGCACCTGTGCCTTGACGCAGGGTTGGGCGATCGAAGAATTGCGCGCCAGGGGGCAACGGTTGCGGTGGTACAAGGAAGAACGGCTTCCCTTGCACCATGATTTGCAGCAGTGGCTGCGGCGCTGGTGCAGGCACTGGCCAGTCGTGCTGATTGAAGGGCAGCCGGTCCTGGCCAATGAGATTGCGGTTGTAGCTCGCGGCGACGGTGTTGAGGGTTGGATCGCGCGCAGGAGGAGTTGGATTTGGCCAATCTTGCTGGTTGAATGGCTTCGCTGTAAGCGCCAGCCCGATGGTATTGATCCACGTCTGGACCGCCTGAGCCGGAGCCTGTGGCAGTGGCCAATCGCTCTGGACGAATGGGCGTTGGACCGCAGTGAGCAGCGCGATGTTGGTCTGTTGTATCCACTCTGCTGCGCGCTGTGGAGCAGGAGTGAGGGGCCAGTCCTGTTGCCGGAAGGGAAGTTGGTCTTGGCCGATGAGGTTCTTGTTATACTGCCATTCCCACGACCGACGGTAGTCTGGCTCTGCACCACGAGGTGCCAGATCGGTGATCTGCTTGAATAGAGTCTGAGTAAGGGCGGGTGGAGTGACGGTCAGAGCGAGATTGACCGAGGAGATCCAAGTCTGGAATAGACGAGAGAAGTCTCTCGGGGGTAGGTCGGAAACTTGCACGCCAACTGGCAGTCGGTCTTGACCGATGAGGTTGAGGTTGTAAGAAGCTGCCCAAGTCGCATCGATGCGGTAAGGTTGGGTTGGATTGGGCCAATCGCTCTGGAAGAATGGCTTGGCGATCAGCGAATACTTTGGCAGGTCGAGCCAAGTCTGTGCTGGTGGAATTGGTAAGGTTGGGCGCTCCCAAACCTGCTCGCCGGTCGGCAAGCGATCCTTACCAATCAGATTAAGATTATAGGACCACTCCCAAGATCGCGCCGGTGGGACAGGAAGCTGCGGACGGTCCCAATACTGATCGATCGTGACGTTGCGGACTGGTGCAGTGAGCCAGAACTTGCTGACATCGATCCAAGACGCAACGGGCACTTGCGGCTGCGGCACTACCGCCACCAAAAGCGGTCTGAATGTCGTGCCAACAACTTGCGTGAGCGCTATGTTGGTAGGCTGTATCCAAGTCTGCGGTAGTGCGGCTGGCGTCTGCGGACGGTCGTAGACCATCTCGCCGACTGGGAAGTGGTCCTCGCCAATCAGATTAACATTGTAGGACCAAGTCCATGACGGCACTTGAGGTGGCGGGCCATCAACAACAGCCCGCAGGATTCCTCTAAATGTTGTCGCAACAGCTTGATGCAGGACATTGAAGTTCGGGAATGTCGACTGTTGCAACAGCGGTGGCGCAGGCCGGTCTGGTAGCGAACGCAAGACTGGTCGGGGCAGGAAATTCGTCGGTGGCGTCAGCGTCAACGCAGTCGAACTCTGTAGCCAAGTATAAGTTGACAGCCGTGGATAATCGCGCGGTGGCAGCTCCCAAACTTGATCGCCGACTGGCAGACGATCTTTACCAATCAAGTTGGGATTATATCTGGCTAGCCAAGTATATTGCTCGACATTCGCTAGAGATGGACGCTGACCGGGCGCGAGGTCATAGACCTGATCGCCGACAATCATTCGGTCTTTGCCGATCAGATTGAGATTGTAAGAATAGGTCCACGATTGAAAAGCGTTTGGCGGTAGCGGTTGATCTGGTAGAGATCTCAGCGGCGGACGAAAGATGAAGGGTCCGGAGTCGACGCTGAAAATGTTATAATATTTCTGCTGCGCCCAAAAACCGACGCCATGAAGTGCTCGACCTGATGTGCCGCCGACGCCTGTCATAGTTGTATCTGCGCCATTAGTGGAGGCGGTGGCCCTGCTACGCCTGGTGTGTAGATGATGACAATAACCCCCGGCGCGCCATCGCCGCCATTGCTGGCTATTGGCGTCGTCGTGGCCGAGCCACCACCACCACCACCACCATAATTACCGCCCGCCCCACCAGTGCCGAGCGGACTTCCAGGCGTACCGCTACCGGCACCGCCAGCGCCGCCACCAGGTCCGGCACTTAATCCGTTATTGGGACCACCGGAATTATCAGTCCAATCCGTTCCTGCCCCGCCAGCACCGCCAGTCCCTGATGTACTAGCAGACGTAGAAGCGCCACCACCGCCACCACCACCGCCATTGCTGCCGCTGCCTCCATTGGTCGGAGAAGCACCGCCAGCGCCGCCACCTCCTGCACCGGTCCCAGCACTATTATTGCCGCCGGATGCGCCAGCAGTGGTGCTGGTCGTGCCGCCATTAGCGCCGCCCGTACCAGAACCACCGCCGCCAGAGCCGCCACCGCCAAAGCCGCCTAATGTGCCGCCGCTAGCAGCCGCGCCATTGCCGCCCGCGCCTTGCGCACCGCCTGCACCGCCGCCGCCGCCAGCCGGAATGCTGAAGGTCGCCGAACTACCGCCATTGCCGCCATTGGTGCCAGTACCACCGGAGCCGCCTGTATTGCCGGTTTGCCCGCCACCGGCACCGCCGGTACTGTTGCCGCTACCGCCGCCTTTGCCGCCTTTAGCGACTGCGACCTGCGCACTATTGGCGTCATTGTTTAACGTCGTGTCGCCGCCCGCCGTGCCAGTCGCGCCGTGCGTGCCCGCAGTTCCTATCGCAACGGTGATGCTGTGGCCTGGCGTATAAGTCAGATTGGACAGATGACGACATTCGCCCGCGCCTGCGCCGGAACCACCGTAGCCGCCGGATGCTGTGGTGCCATTGCCGCCGCCGCCACCACCGCCGATCACATAGAAATCATTGGTCGATGAGAAGTCCGATGGAACGACCCAAGGCGACGCCGTGACAATGATTGTCGTGATTGCCATCTAAAAGTCCGTCGTACTCAGAGTGCTGTCCGGCAATAGAAACTTGCCGTCATCGGCATTGGTCCATGCCGGTGAACTTCCGCCATTTGGCGATGTCCCAGCCAGAACCAGCAGCTTGTTGCGTTTCCAAAGATTGCCACCGCCGCTGAACATAGTGCTGTAGTTGTTATGCAGGGGGCCAAATATCCATGGATTGTCAGTGCCGAACACGTTGTCGGTGAATGTCGTGTTGGTCATCGTGTCATTGCCGGTGGTCAGCGTAGACAGCGAGCAGTTATCACCGAACCCCGATAGGAAATTATTGATCATGGTGATGTTATTATACGCGCTGGTCACTAGTTGCCACGCCATCGCATTAGTGTTGCCGATGGTCGCAATCGTGCAATGCTGGATCAAGATGTTGCTCGGCGCTGTCGAGCCGTTCAAATAGCCGGGGCCATCGGTATGGAAGTTTGTTGATTGTCCGGATGCGGTGACATTACAGTTGGCCGCATCGTGTATCCAACAATCGGTGACGTTGGACTGCGTACTAACGCCGGTGGCCCAGCCGATCGCATTACCGAAACCCCAGATGTCGCAATGGTCAATCGTGATGGTTCCCGATGGCGCATTAAACGCAAAGGCAAACTGATACGCATCATTGGCCGGGATGCAGTAGCCGCCTGTATTGGTATAAGCGGCGCTGGCAGGCACGATGCCTTGACCGGCCCCGGCAGACGGCCACGCACCATTGGGCGGTGAGGTCCATTTGGAAATTAACGGCACTACCGAGCAGTAGGAAAAAATCAAATCAGACGAGCCGGCATTGAATAGAATGGTAACACCGGACGATACCACCGGCCCGCCATTGTTGCTCTGAAACCGGCAGCCGACAAAACGCGCGTGGGCCACCGTTACTGTAATCGTCCCAGTGGTCGAACAATTGAAATCATAGAACGCAAAGACCCATGGGTTGCCTGCGGTGCCCGCTCCACTGGTGGCGTTGGTGCCATCGCTGATGGTCTGCGAACCAGTGCCGCCCGGCCATGCCGTCAGGCTGCCAGGGTAGGCGCCAGGCCAACTCCCTGCGTTCCAGTTGGATGGCTGCGCTGATGGTGTTGCAGCAAACCCAACCGGATCGCCGGACTGACCAGGAAAGCCAGAGGCACCAACTCTTGCTGATCGCCAAGGTCGATTCAATTTAACGATCTCCAAATGTGGAAATTGGGAATAACGGAGGGGGCGATCGAGAAGGTCACGCCCATCCACAGCGCTTGCGCAACTGACGTGTCGACCGACACTGCTGCGCCAACAGTGCCGAAGGTCACATCGGTCTCACTGGACGCCGTTCCGATTGCGCCAAGCGATTGCCAGTAGCCGTAACCAACTACAGTTGAGTTTGCGCCCGTCAGGCCAATCGAGCGAATAGTTAGCCAATAACGGAGAATGAACGGCGCGGTGGTGATCGAAGGAACGACAGTCTGCGCCGAGGATGCACCAATAGAGGTGCCGCTGATAGTCGTGCCGAAGCGTGGCGTAATGGTCAGCGTGCCTGAGGCGCCTGTCGTACAGGTGCCGCCGACTGTCAGCTCATAGACCTTGCCGGCCCTCGGCTCCATTGCGTTGATTGGCGTGAAGGCAGTGGGGATCAGCACGGTTTCCGTGGTGGCGGTGATCGTCGTGTAGGCGGAACCAATCGGTTCAGTCAGGACGTCGCCAAAGTATTGTCTGCTCATGGTTGGCCTATGTTACGATCTGAGGCATGAGAACAAAAACTTGTGCCGGCGCCGGCCCTCTCTGGTTGAGGTTGGCGATGGCCACCACGCCAGTTTGAGTATTCACCGTCTCGTTGATGGTGATAACGAAGAACGAAGTGAATAATCCTGCTTGTCTGTTCATGACAACACTATCAGTGGGTCCACATAGAAGATGGTTGATTGTTTCGCGATCTTTACGGTCACGTAGATGTAGCCTATCTGGCCGACAGTGACCGTCACCGCCATCGCAAACGTACCGCCAGCGGCCGAGCCGCCCCAGGTCGCGCCATCACTGGTGTAGGCTGAGTTGCTCGACAGAATGGTGGCTTTGGTGTTGTTGGCAAAGCTCGATATCGGGGTGGTTGCACTGCCGAGATAAGTGACCTCAATCCAGATGTCGTCGTTGTTTGGGAATGCGCCGGCGGCAAGGTTCGAGGTTGCGTGGATGGTGACGGTGCGCGTCCCGGTCTGAGCATTCCAGGTCGCAATCGGCGGCATTTCGTAGAAATGCGCACCCCAGTCCACCCAGTTGCTAGTGGTGCTGATCTTGCGCGAGAATGAGATTGTGCCATCACTTGCCCCGCCGGTACGCACGATAGTCGTTTCGGTGACCATCGTGGCATTAGTGCCGTGCTCAACCCGATAGAGGTTGCCGGCGCCGGAGGCATCACTGCGGATCAGATTGACCTCGTTTACCGCGCGCCCGGATTGCGTAAAATCAGCGCCTGTGAACGAGGATGGCAGCAGACAATCCTTGTAGGTAAATTTAGCCGGTCCGACGTTCACAAACATCAGAGCCTTGCCACTCATGGCAGTGAAATCAACCCCATCGATCAGCGCTACAGCACCAGTGCCACCGGCCCCCAGGACGGCGGCGGGTAAATTCGCACCTAAGAACGAGCTGGAGGAATTCTTCCACATAAAATAGCCGGTTCCTGCGGTAATCGATTGGTTCGCACTGCCAAGTTGTACGGAGCAGCCATACCAAGTGGTAGAGCAGGAAGTACCAAGACCAGTCTGTATCCTGCTGGTGGTGCTGGTGTTATTGAGCACGAAGGTGCAAGATTGAAAAGTATTAGAACCGGTTGAGGTGTTGCTGCAATTGATGTTCGCCGTATTGGCTGCGCTGCCGGCGTTGAAAGTCAGGCCGTAGAAATATGAAGAGCCGCCAATGGTGATGTTGCTCGCCCCTGTGGTAGAGACTTGACCGGTAGTTTTCAAATCGCCCGGACCTGGCGAAGCGACAGTGTGGTCGGCGCAAAGAATACGACTGAAGTTGGAGGTACTGGTCGGGAATGATAGCGAGATCGCCGCTGCTGTTGTCTCGTTATGATCATCGCCGACGAAAACAGTATCGCCTATGGCCATCGCTGCCGAGCCACCGGCCCCCGCGATGGCGGTGGCGAGCTTGTCATAAGCGTTGGCCCAGCTCGTTCCATTATTGGTGGATAGGCCGCTCACGCTATCGACAAAGTAAGTCACCATCTCACTGCCCTTGCGCCGCCCTTATCTCCGCTGCCGTATTGGAGGCGGGGATGAGTTTGTTGTTGCGGAAGTTCGTCACCTGCGTTTGCGTCATGTTGAACAGGTTCATCAGTTGCGTGTCGGTTAGAGTGTTCATGAAGTCGGCAATCATGATCGCTTGCTGCTGGCTTGCATTTTGATATTGGTTCCGTGCTGCTGTCGCAGTCTGTGCCAATGTACTGTAATTACTGGCAAGCACTGCGACCGATCCGACTAGTTCGATCTGCTCTACGTTAAGCCTGATCTCTCCTTGCTGTAGGTTTTGCAGCAGGGCAGTCGCATCGGCCGACAACATGGCATTCAGATCAGTCCCGCCAGGGACAAACTTGACGATCCACCAATCAGCGCCAAAGTTGTCAGTATGAACGCAATCGACGCTGATGCGCCCATCATGCTGCACAACCGCCGAGATTATTTTCGACGTTACAATGGTCGCCATGACGCCACATCAGTAGGGCTCGTAGATAATGTGGGCGTTGGCTGTGGTTGCTTGTGCACCGCCACCGGTGATGTTTGACAGAACGCTTTGGGCTCCAGGTGCGGTGACTCCAGAGAGCTGCCACTGTTGCGTCGGCGCAGCGTTCCAGCGGAAGATCCCACCGAAGGTGTTGAGGCCGAGGTTGAGCTTGGCGTCGGTCGTCGCACTCGACAGTGTTGGCATTGTCGTTGCGAAGTTGATAAAGGCTCCGAAGGTGGTAGCTAACGCGGTGATGGATGGCAACTCACCACCATCCGAGTTTGGGTTGGCCAGTGCAGTACCAGCGCCGGTCGCGAGGGTCGATGCCCTCACCATATAGAAGCCGCCAATCGCCGAGGCTGCTGCTGTGCCAGAGATACAGATTTCTAGCACATCGCAGATTGCTGCCGCCGCCAGGGTAGATGTGACGGTCAGTGACATGAAGGTTGAGGCAGCAGCGGCCGAGCCTAATGGATTGAGTGGCCCAATCACTCCTTGCGTAGCAAATATTCTCTTAGCCATCGCTTCTCTCCTTTAGGGTTTGGGCACAAGGAGTGGCCGACTCATTGTCCCGTGCATTTCCCACTTGCCTGTGGAAAGTAGATCACGAATCTCTTTCATATTGCGATGGACGTAGCCGGACTCGTGTCGAGCTTGGTCGCACACATCGCAGATGTATTGGTTGCATTGATAGCAGTGCGCACGTGGGCGCTTGCGCATCGGGTTGAGCATGACATGCGAGCCACAGTGCGGACAACCGAGCGTCGCGGCGTGCATTATCTGGCCCTCGCCAGTAAGCTCGGGCGGGAAGCCCATCCGGCGCGCCTGTTCTGGAGTGAAGCCAGGAGAAGCGCGGTGGTCGAGCATGATCTCGCCGTCGTGGGAGGTTTTGAGAAAGACCATTTTAGTTTCCTAACTGTGGTACCCAGACGTAAGATATTCCACCACCTACAGATGCGTTTGGCGAGGGGCTGAGGATTAGGCTGTCCCCAATCGCTGTCTCACACCAGCCTCCAGCGTTGAACGGGAGGATGTAGCCTCCGGTCGCTGTTATTGGCGATGGGCCAAATATGTCGACCAGGCCAGTCGAGGTGAACCATGTCAGACTGCAATTCGTGCCCACGGTAAGACCACATGAGATTAGGACGATCTGCTGGTTTGGCTTGCCGATAACGATCGTAGATTGCGCACCGATGTTGACCACCGCGTAATAGACGCCGAGCGGGTTTTCTGGTTGCCACAGTTTCATGACGCAAGCTTGCGCTTCATATCTTCCATAGCCATCGACGCGACGCGAAGCTGGCCTTCTTTAGCTGCGACGACCTCACTCAAGTCTCTCAACTGCTTCTCAAGCTCCTTGATCCGCTCAACAAGGGACTTTAGCTGCCCCTGCTTGTTGAACATATCCTGGTCAAAGAGGCGCTGCGCTTCCCTCTGCGCCTGGCTCAGGAGGGCCTGCGCCTCGTTCTTCTGTGCCAGCGCATTCTCCCGAGCTTGGTTCAAAGAGTCGAGATCGGCCTTCGCGCGCGACGCACGTTCCTCGATGTTAGAAACGTCGCCTACCTGCTGCGACAGCTGTTGCAGGTCGCTGATTATCCGGTTCAGCAGGTCTTGGGGCATCGGGTTCTCCTGTGGATTGCTTGGCAAGGATCTTCATCAACTCTATCATCTGGGCCTGTTGCAGGCCAGTCTGCTTCATGAACACTTCAAGACTTCGGGCGTTACTCTCAGCAAGTTGACCCATCTCTCGGGCTATCTTGTCTTGTTGCTGAGTGAAGTAGTCGGTAAGCGCGCCGGTGTACTGGCCATCACCCCATTTGATATTGTCTGGGATGTTCCATCTCCCCTTAAACTTCGCGGAGATAGCCGTTGCTTCGTCGTCCAGCTCTTTCATCCCTGGAGTCGGCTCACCTTTGAATACGATGTCGGTCCTATGCGCTGGATCGTGGCGGTCAGAGACGATTACCGCTTTTTCAGTCCTGTCGGTCCAATCCGCCTCGATCTCAGGGTGGAAGTACGCGGGGACGACGTATTGCTTGCGTACTTGACGGCCGGTAACGGTATCGACCTCAATGCGCTCCCAGACAGTTTCTGGGTCGGTGAAGAGGTAGTGTGGTTCGGTCAAACGCCATCGGGCCATCGAAGCCTCCTAGAACTGTGAGTACCAGATAACGAACGAGATAGTAGCGACTGAGGGCGTAACGCAGAGTGCAAGGCTAGGGCCTATTTGCGCCGTGGCATATTCGATGTGGTCGGCAGAGGGTGCGGTACTAGTCACGTTGACCGCTGGGATCAAAGTGACAGTATTAGTACCGCAGTTGGACCCAGTACCAGTCTGGATCGCGAAGGTACCGGTTGCGCCGGTATTGGTGACATGCCAACCGCACAGAAAGATCGATTGACCAGTGACGGCGGCGATAATCTGCGTTGTGACAACTGGACCTGCGGCTAAGGTTGCGATCTTATTGCAGATCGCGGTCTGCGCTGGGCCGATGATGGTGGGTTGTGCTGACGCTGAAGCTGAGGTCAGCACAACAAAGAGGGCATAGAGGAGGCGCCTCATTGCACCTGACTCCATGTTGTATTGCTCAGGGTGTAGAACAGCTTGACGCAAGTGCGCGCAGCCAGCGTGGTGAGCGTTGTGGTAGCGCCGGTTGCGAAGACCTGCGGAGCTGTAGCGGTGATCGTCACTGTTTGACCAGCCAAAGCGGCGTTGGTCGTATTGCAGAATGCGACGATAGAGCCATCAGTCGGTGTTGGGCTGAGTGGCATGTTGTAGGTCGTGGTAGCGTTCGGCTGTGCGGCAATAATGACAGCGTTCTGTTGCACGGTGAGTTGGATTGTGCCTGTGGTCGTTGCTGCACCGAGGAGATAGCCCCACGAGCTGCGTGTCTGGAATGAGCAGACAAAACCGACCGCCGGTCCACCAGGGCCTTGTCCGGCGTTCCAACACTCATTGCCGGAGAGTTGGTTTGGGATTACTGGCTGGGCCCAAAGCCAGCCCACAGCCAAGGCAGCAATCGCTGCCCCAGCTGTGAGTGCGCACGCCGCCTTACGCATTAGTTTGCAACCGTGATGCCTGGAGCGTAGCCACCCCAGACAGCGTTGGCAGAAGCGTTGTAGACTTGGTCGGCGCGATCAAGCACGAGGGTCGCGACGAGCCAGTTGGAGGTACCGGTGAACGGTCCCGAGGCGACCGTATAGAGGAGTTGGAGGAACCTCGGGATCGGCGACCCAGCTGGCGGACGTGGCATGTCCATGTCCATCAACCGAGTTGAGGCTGCGGTGGCGCTGTTGATTGTGGTTCCTGAGACTGCTACTGAGGTGTACCAAGTAACAAAGGCACCAGGAAGGCCAACGCCGTTATCCGGTGCAGCTTGCAGAGAGACAGCGATGGTGGCTGCGCCAGGAGCCCAAGCACCACCGATGGCTTGGACGAGGATCTTCATCGCTGGATCGTCGCCGATGCCAAGATCGCGGAAGGGCTGGACGCTGGGCGAAGTTGCCGAAGGTGGCAGGCCACCGGCAAGGTTGGTCTGGCCAATAGCCAGATCGAGGATCTGGTTGCTGGTCGCGCCGGTTGAGGTAACGAGATCAGCGATCCGAAGAGTTGTGCCTGGAGGAACCGCGCCGATCCCACCAGCACCGCCAGTGAACATGAGTTGTCCATCGAGAATCATGAGATTTCTCCTTAAGTGACCGTTGCTTCATTCGAGAGGATAGCATCACAGGTACGGACTGGGATGCCCCGGAAGGTCGTGATAGGCTTGCCGTCGAATTCCTCGATACGAAGCAAGACGTTGGTCTTGTTCATCGCCTGGAGGTCGAGGTAGGTGCGGACCACACGGTTGGCGTAAATTACCGTGCGCCCCATGTTTGCGCGGACCTCTGGAGTGTCAGAGGTTTGGACGACAGTTGCACTCACCGGGGCGGTTGGGAGCCTGTACAATCCTCGAATAAGGAGGTTGATAAGGTTTGCAGCGCTGACGCCTGTGAGCTGGGTGACGTCGATATTCGCGATACGCGCAACATACCGCCAGTCTCGAAGAACAAGTCCAATTTCCCATTTGAAGTGGTCACGGTAAGCTTGGTAAGTGTTCTGTGACGTGTCAAGAACTGGCCATTCACCCATATCTCGATGCTGGAGTCCCGTGATCTTTCCTTTGGGGAAAGTGGCGTGGAGAGTGTCATCTCCCCAGACTGTGATCCAAAGGGAAGTATTAGTTGACGCGACTCCTCCTCCATCGAGTACGTTGTAGGCGGTGTTGGAGTTGGCGGTTGTCTTGGTGCTGTATCTTGGGGCAAGGCCGGTGAACCTTTCTGGGTTAGCGAACTGGTTCCCGTAGATCAGCGTTGCCGCGACCTGCTGGGACATACCTTCGAGGAACGCTTTCACTTCGCTGAGTCGAAACTCAGCGGTGTTGCCATTCAGGTCGGCAATGTCCTTGTCGATCACGGAGTAGGTTTCGAGGTTGCCGCAGGTATCCACGAGCTGCGCCGTGGTCGACTTGGCGTTTGGCACGCCTAAGTTGAGCAAGCGCCAGGTTGCTTGTGGAAGGCCAGTGCGGACGGTGGTCTTGTGGCCGGTGGGCAAGTTGCCTTCAACGACTAACATGTCCTCGAGGATCTCGTTGGTCTGCGAGAGGAGTTCGATGATCCTAGCGACGCGGTAGCCGTCATCCATGCGCTTGGCCCAATCGGCATACGTCAGCGCAGTTGCGCCTACAGTATTGACTGCCATTGGTTATCTCCGGTCGTTAATGGATGGAAGATTTGGGTAGATAGCTTGCGCTGCGCTAGGCGCTCCTTCACCGGGACGGCGCATGCCGTCTGGGCTTGGACCGCTACCACGAACTGGGCCACCTTCAGTTAGCCTCTGAGCAATGCGGGTGAGGAGCTTAATGACCACAGGATGATTGCCTGCGCCAGTAAAGTCCATCACTTCGCGAAAGCTGTTAGTAAGCTTAGTATCACCAAGTGAGTCGAGTAGTTTCCCAATCGAAGCCCTGGTGCCTTGCAACTTCGAGCCGCCGATCTCGGGGTCGGAGTTGATTTCCTGCGCCCATCTATCTTGGGTGTCACGCCAAGCGTCAAATGGTGCGTCATGAGATTCTTTGGTACGTCTGACATAGAAGTCTACTAGCTTCTGAGCCTGGGCCTGTGTGAGATTGCTCTCCTTGAAGAGAGCCGAGGCCTCTCCGACAACTTCTTTGTCAAGCGTAAAACCTTCAGGGACGGTAAAGTCCGCGTAGGTGGCTGGGGCACCCGTTTCCTTACTTTCCTCATTAAGTACGGATTTACGGGGCTCCCGAGCTTCCTTGCCATCACTCGGCGCCTTCGTCTCGGTCGATGGGGCTGTAGTCGCCGGAGTTGGCGGTGGTCGGACTATCGTCTCCGTAGCCGGGGTGGACGTAGAGGGGGATGATATCTCCCCCGTTGGCGTCCTTGTCACTCCTGCTTCGTCTGGCGTCGTTGGTTGCGTCTCGGGCATTTGCTTCCCTCATCATCTGGATGTATTCGTCGGGACAGAGTGCGTGGATCTTGCGGAAGATGACTTGTCCGACGTCGAGCTGTCCGCATCTGAAGGCAGTGAGTGCAGGGTCAGTAGCGAATGGTTGATCAAATACGTGGCAGTAAATGAGGAGATCGTAAATATAAGCCCTACCGTCAGCCACGCCCATAATGGAGTGGACGACGTTGTTGTGGGCTTCGTCGAGGGCCTTGGCGACACGGCGTAGTAGGGCGATATGACGTTCATTTGAGGCATCGTAATCGGTCACCAGAACCACCACCAGCGTCGCTCGGGCCATCCTTCGACCCAGGTTAGGCCACCTGGCTTGAGATTAAAGCCAGTGCCACGCCAGCGGTTATTGCCAAGGTATTTCATTCGATGTTTCATGATGCTTGTCCACCAAGAGGAGATACCCCTGCACCGGGGGACATTGCAGGCGGCTGGACAGGAGCCTGTTGTGGTTGGGTCCCTTTAAGCGCAGAGAGTATCTCCTCAATCTTGTCAAGTGATTGGCCAGTTTGCTGATGCGCCGCTTTCGCGCGCGCGAGATGCTGTTTAAGCGCTGCGTGTTTATCCGCCACCTAAGCCTCCCATCATTTGTTGGAGTGCGTTGCGACCACCGCCCACATCGGTATCAGAGAGGTTCTTTGCACCTGCCGAGAGCTTCTGGGCTTGGTCAGCGGCCGCGGCTTGCTGCTGGGCCTGCACTTGCTGCTGGCGCTGCTGTCGGATCTGCGCGAGCATAGCTGGCGAGCGGATCAGCTTGGGATCGTTATTGAGCAGGTGAGAGGCTTTCATGATACCGTAGTCTGTATCAACTACGTCGATTGCCTCTGGGCGGACGCCTTCTAGCTGCCCAACCATTTGCATGATCCGCTCGATCCCTGCCATCTGGGCCGCGTCCTGGGCCAGCTCGAGCATCGAGACGAAGTCTACTTCGATGTTCTTTCCTCGGATTTCTTGTGGCGCTGGAGGGAAGATGCCCGCTCGGGATGCGATTGCAAAAGTGCGCTCAACAGCTGGCTTGAGCCCCTCGAAGCACAGTCTCTCAAGTACTGGTCCAAGCATGACCATCGACTCACTTCTTCTGGCGTCAATTTCTGCGGCGGTAACATTAGATCGCGTTTCATACTGCGATATCGTTTGAAAGAGGTTGTTGTAGAAGGTCTCTTTGATTCGTTCTCGGATTTCAATGAGGTCCTCCTTCATGTCCGCGAGGTTGGGGTTGACCTGATAGACAGGAGCGAAACCAGTCCTTCCTTGAGATACCATACCAGAAATGTAAGTGATTCCTCCCGGTAATAGACTTGCCGGCTGATTTTTAAGCTGGATGTCAGCCACCATCGGCGGGTTGACTTGCTTATCAATGCCTTGACCTTTCCGTTTGACTTCTAGCTGAAGTTGCTTGACATCGGGAAGTGCATCCATGCCAGGCGACCGCCCGTAGGGATCGTTAGACACAAGGTCCCATCGAACAGCGAGATAGGGTTGCTCGTGAAATCCTCTCTTACGTAGAATTCCGGGTGGAGAGGAAGCACCACCCTGGGGTGACGCAGTTCCCATCCATTCCCAATAGACTTCTCGGTACTTGAAATGCTCGGGGATGCCAAACTTTCTCGCGTCGTCATTTGGTTCAATCCCATGCGCTACGACAAGTTCGCGGGTGAGGCTAGCACCACCTTCCTTATAAAGCCGTGCAATGGCAGGCGATACTGCGTCGATACCAAATTCTCGGACAGTCTGGTCGATCGTAAGGGTGAATTCGCGATACATAACCGCAGGCCAAAAGCTTTGGTCATTGTCGAGATAGTATTCGCCAAGGCAGGGGTTAAAACACCTAATAACATTTTCATAATCCTCGTAGATGATGAGGACGCCAGTGCCGAAGATCACCAGGTCGAAGTACAGCACGGCCATGGCGGGGTAGAAGTTGCTTTCTTGGAAGATGAGATTGAGGATACGCTCACACTCAGACAGCCATAAGGAGGTGGGACTAGTCATGGTACTGTCTTCGCGGCCTATCCTCAACCTAAACCAGCGTTTTGTTGGATCGGTGCAGCCAGTCATCATTCCCGCAGCGAGATTGCGAGCAGCAAGAGAACCAGTAGAATCAAGGATGTGCTGATTAATAGGGGAACCTCTAGACATTTGGTTTGGTGTGATGATCCACTTGTAACGGCGAGGTAGCATGTAGTCGGCGCACTCACGCCAGTGAACCCACCAAGAATAGCGGTTGACACGAAGACCTATCAATCTCCCCTCGGATTGCTTACGCAGATCCATGTCCTCTTTTGGAGGAAGGCGATAGATCTGCGCGCCCTGATCTGCTTGGGCGGAGATATTTCGGCCGCGACCGGGGCCATATTGGGCGGTGGCCATCAGCGCAAGCCCTTCTGAACTACGCCTTCTGGCATCTTTCTGCCAGCTCTGAGTCTGCTCTGCACGTTTGATTCGATCGCGCTAAGTTCCTCTGGATCAATGGGTTCGCCACCTCTAGTGTAATCTGCTAGCGGTTTCTGGACTATCCTCCTCGGTACATCGCGCAACTTACCGCTAACCTCTGGGCGCGCATCCTCGACGTTGGTCGAACGACGAAACCCACTTGTATCCATTGCCTCTTGTTGAAACTTCCCCTGACCATGCATGATCGCCGCAGCCATTAGCAAGTCCGCTTGCGTTGGCTGGAGAGTCTTTGGGATCAGATCCGCGACGTTGTCTGGGGCGTCCGGAACTCGCATCAGTACTTACCGAAGATCAAGCTGGCGATATAGAAGGCAAGTGCAAGCCAGCCAAAGTGGACTGTGACCGGCGCACGGTTCACGGTTTCGATAAACAACGCCGCGATCAGCGCGAAGACGAAGGCAAAGACCAAGAGGATTGTGCCTATCATGTCACGTTCCTAACTGGGTCGTTGCGCCACCGATCAGGGTTCGCTCTGCTTGCGCCTGCTGCTGTGGCGCAATGTCGCCGATGAAGGTCGGCTGTTGCGCCTTACGCGCTGGGCGCTGGCCAGCGGGGGAGAGGGGTGGCGCCATAGTCGGCGCTGGTGGTGGGACGAATGCCGGTGGAGAGGATGCACTAAAGGCCATAGCTGCGCTCCACTTGTGAAGGGTTGTGCCCGATCTCTTTTTCAAAAAGAGCAATCGGATCATAGTCAGATTCGACCTGTGGTTTTTGATTCCACTGCCCGCCAGCGCCGAGGTGCATTTGGACTGGGTAGGCGAAGGTCAGGGCAAGGGCATCGGCGATATCTGGCGACTCTAGCCCTCGCTTGCGCATGTCCTCTTTCTTCTCAAGAAGGATCTCGTTCCTGAGGTTGAAAGTATAAGTGGGGCCTACGAGTTGGGCGCGGAGGTCGGCGTCGTTGATGATTGCGCCGACCTTCAGCCACTCGCGCATTGCGCCCCACATCTCGGCGCGCTTGTTGGCAAATAGAAAGCCCTCAGTTGAGAGGGCGACTCCCACCGCATCTGGTTTAGAGCCGAAGTTAATGTCAAAGCAATGTAGATGAAGATTGCGTAAGCAATCAACAACACCACCGCCCACACCGCCACCATCAACAAAGATCGCGTCGGCGTTATACATTGTAGAGACTTCTGAAACCTTCGAGGCAACAGTAATGACATCTGCACCGCGCAGGCGCACCGGTGGGTACGTCTGCGCGTCCCTCCCCTTTCTTATAAAAATCACCGTTTCGTTGTCGCCATAGCGGGCTACGTCTACTCCGAGGATGATGGGTTCATGTGGATGGGATTGGGCTTCCCTCGCAGCAGCTTCTCCCACGATCTCGGCGGAGATAAACTCCATCTCGCCCGTTCGCGGGAATACTCCTCTGACACGAACTCGAACAAAGTCAGAGTCCTCGCCGTAAGCAGAGATCCAATCTTCGACTTGCTTTTTGTTGGTGAAGGAGATTGTTCTGGAGTCGACTTGGTACGTTCGCCAAGCCTTTGCGTGTAGTCCTCCAGGGAAACATTCTTTAAAGCGACCTGTGTTTCGAGTTGGATTTCCAAATACACACCAAATAATCTCAGTATTCGCGTCGGTAAGGGCACCTTCAGTAGTTTCCCAAATAATGTCAGGGATAGCCGAAGCTTCGTCGAAGATGACAATGATGCGTCGTCCCTGGTTGTGTAAACCAGCGAAAGCCTCCGTGTTCCTTTCGCTCCATGGAACCATATCAACGCGCCATGTACGCTCATGTACCTCGTTGTCCGCAAAGAGCGCGGTGGCGGTGAGCTTGAAGTGCTCTCTGCCGATGAACATGTGGAACCATTTGCCCAGCTCCGCCCACGTCTTGGTTTTTAATTGCGTTTCGGTGTTTGCGGTTACAACGCCTCGGGTGTCAGGCTTGGTCGCCATTGACCAGATCAAGATCCAAGAGACTAACGCCGATTTCCCTACTCCGTGGCCGGAAGCGGTAGCGAGCTGGATCGCCTTGTTATGTGGGAGGCCGTCGCGAATCCGGCTCAGGATCTCCGCCTGCCATGGCTCAGGACCAGAGAATGCCGCTAATCTGGTTCCCGGTTCGCCCCAGGGGAAGGCACCTCGGACGAATGCGAGTGGATCACCTGCACAACTGGCAAGCCAAGAAACGAGGTCGGGACTCAAGCAACGGCCTCCCTAGAGGCTAGTACCGTCTTGCGTGAGGAATGGGTTTGTCTATTCGTATAGGCAACGCTTGTTCCTCGATCAATAATGGATCGCGCTTACCCGAGCGTTCAATGGCGCGGTCGAGGGCAGCGGCGAAGTCAACATTGATGACGGTCTTGGAGGTGTGCTTTGAGAAGCCAATCCGATCAGCCATTGCTTCGAAGATCTTCATGAGGTAAGGGATCTTCAAAAGCTCGCCGGTTTCGTCTGATTCGTCTAGGTGTTCTTTCACCTGACGAAGCGTACCGGCCATGATCGATTCCATTTCTTCGTGATGGTCGGCTATGTGTTGCTCAAGCTTTTTGACGTGTGGTCTTTTATAATGCTCAATCAGCTCTTGGAACGTCGGATCGTTCCAAAGTAGGTTGAGCCTCCTAGAAGTGTAACCGGTTCGGCGCGCGATTTCTTGGGTCGTCATGCCTGCGGCGAACATCATCGCTACGGTATGGTGCGTGAACCGAAAGCGATCGATGATATCTGGCATGGCGTTCATTAGTATCTACGGTAAAGCGGTCCGTTCCTTTTTGTAGACATATCGAGTTCGACGTTGGCCTTAGCGGCAAGTGCCAAGATGTCGATCTTCTTTGCCATTATTGGTTGGTACTTTTTGAGATTGATGTTGTATTCTGGCTGATATTCATAAACCAACTTACGTTCCAATCGGTCGAGTTCAAGCAGCTGACATGGATAGATCCTTACCGTGTCGAAGGTGACCGCCCTTATGTAGCGGTTCATCCCTTCCCAGTCTGGCTTACCGGCGAGCTGTCTCCGCATCCGGTTTTTATGCGCCGACACGCGCATAAGCACGTCCCGGCTCTTGCCGACATAGACCACCACGCCGCTCCGGAGGAGCGCGTAACACCCACAGAAGTTCTTAATCGAAAACTCAATCACGGATCTGTTCCACCCTTTCGCGCATTATAACACATCTTTTGCTTTTTGTCAACCCGTTTATCTTCTCACGCCTCTGGAACCATCCGAACACGCGCAGTGACCACCCTTTCCCACCCCATCAGCCAAGATAAAGTTCCTTCGGCTTTTTCCGGTATGGGTCCCTCAAAATGGCACAAAATATGCGGAGACCTATTCCTCCGCGCGCAAGGCGAGATTTTGGGGGGTGGGGGTGGTGATTCGTGGCAAAGAAGCAACAGTGTTGCGCAGATGCCACAGCGCCGAACAAAACGGCAACGCACAATAGCACACCGCAGTGCACAATGCTCGAAGTTCCAATGTCACATTCCCGCCACGAAAAGATCACGAAAACACACAGAAAATTCCTTAGAAAAGCCGCAATCGGGGCGCTAGATAGCAGGCATCGGCGGCGATTGGTCGCTAAATGGAGGATTGACATGGCTGGAGATTGGATTAACCTTACGCGAGAGCATCTCAGCGCCCAGAGCCAAGAGCGGCTGGATATGGTCGTGGAGGCGATGGCGGAGTTTGAGGCGAGCTTGCTAGTGGATGCGTGCGCCAAGGGCAAGGCCAGGGAGAGCGACAAGCTGAACGTGACGTACAAGGGCGTGAAGCGAGGCGAGGTCGCGTTTACTGTGGCTAAGGCGCAGGGCAAGGGCTGGGACGCGCCCTCGAAGAGCCAGAGCGAGACGGAAAGGTTGCAGGACTGGCTTGACGCCAGGAAGGCGACTGGACGCAGGTTTTGATAACAGGCAAGGCTAAACGCCTTGTTAAGCCAGCGCAAATGCTGGCACTAACTCTAAGGCGCGCAACCATGAGCATCTTAGCGGTATTGGAGGACTAAATGACTAGCACACTGACGATCATGCTTGTAATCGCGATCTGGTTTCTGTTCACTGTTGTGATGGTGTGGAGGTAGAGATGAAAGGACTAGCAGCGCTGTTAGTGATGAATGAGTGCAAGATCCAAGGGATAAAACCTTCACCAAGAGACATTGAGCTTTGCGCGACCAAAGTTGTGGAGCAAATAAGCAAAGAGGATATCATAGAACAGGCGTTTTATCTGTTGTGGAGTGATGTACAAGCCCTAAAGAGCCATGCAAAAAGCGCATAGCAGGTATGCGCAGGATGCATGATCACGGAAATGTGATAATGGATCACGAAGTTGTGATCAAAATGTCACACAATTGCCACAATTCCATAAGAGGATAGCAAGGTGAAAGGACGGTCCAAAATGCAATGGCGATGCACATGTGGAATGGTATTCCACCACAAGCACAAACTCACTAACCATATCGGCTATGCAATACTGCGTGATGACAATAAAGAACTGCACGCAGAGTTAGTGCCGACGAGAACTGTTAATGAGCGTGATCTAGACATTGATGAGCTTACAGAGATCATGCAGCACGTTGGAATAACGACATTTGTGATTGATTAAACGCAAGCTGAAGGGGCAGGAATGCCCCTTTTGCGTGCGTTTACGCTGACGCATGACGTCGGTAAACCACGACAATGTGCAAACAATAGGAGATTAGCACATGATTGACGTAGAAGTTCCAATGTCAGATAACCCGGAAGTGCCTGACCGGATCATCGATGTGCCTTGCGTGAAAGGAAAGGACAGCTTCAAGGTTAACATTTCAATGTTTCCGGATGTAACCTACGATGAGTTGGTCTACCTAGGAGTTAAGAGCCTGCTTAATCGTGGGCAGAGTGACATCACAACGAGCAAGTTCCCCGACGAGGAGGAACGGGTTGAACAAGCGATTGAGATCGCGAAAAAGACCTTGGCGGATATGTATGCCGGCAAGGTGCGACGGACTAGTGGTGCGAAAAGCACCAAGGGTGGCAAGGGTGAGTTTGCTGTCGAGTGCCGCCGACTTGCTACTATCTATGTGAGAGAGCAGCTCAAGGATGAAGGTTTCCGCGTTTCTCTGATCAAGACCGAGGTCATCAACAAACTTCGCGACGAGTTGATTGAAACTGATCCTAGCATAATGGAGGAAGCAAAGGCTAATGTAGCCGCGCGCAAGAGCAAGAAGGTTAAGAAGATCGACCTTAGCAAGGTCGCGGAAGATGATGAGCTTGTTGAGAAGGCCGCGAAGAAAGGACGCGGAAGGAAGAAGGAAGATGAGGAGGAAGTGACTGCGCCGCCGCCTGCAAGGGGTCGGCCAGGGCAACGGCTGAACGCGTAAGTGAGAGTATGGGGAGGGGAATGGTCCCCTCCCCAAACACATGACAAGAAGGATCTAAGTCATGGACGGTCAAGTAACTACAAAGGAGGAGATCGACGCCATGTTTACAAAGGTTACGCAGGTGTTCGATCATATCCGCAACGTGTTCCTGAACGAAAGCGAGTTGAGCAAGCGCGTTGAACAGATGCAACAGCAGATCAATGAGCTATCGGCACAGGTGCATCAGGTCACTGCGAACAACAGCGCGTTGCAAGAGGCGGTCAATGTGCTGACGCAGGAACGAGATACTGCGCGAAGGGAGTGGAGTGAAACTTGCGAGAAGCTTAACGCAACTGAGAATGCAAGAGCGCAAGCGCAAACAGATGCTGACCATTGGTACAATCAGCACCAAGGCGTGACGGCAGAGTTGAACACGGTCAGAACAGAGCGTAGTCAACTTGAACTGGACCATCAGAAGCTCTTAGATGAGCATGAGAAAGTGAAGGCAGAGCTTGAGCGTGTGACAGCGCAGATCAATCAGATCTACCAAGGCTTACAGCCAAAGCCTGTGATTGAGCCTGTGCCTAATCACGAAGGCCCACAGCCGCGCGATCCACTTACGCAACAGTGGCGCGGATATACAGAAGCACGGTCAGCCTAACTAAAGAAAGCCCAGTGTGTCATGCCACTGGGCTTTTTCTTTGTCTGACATCGGCTCATAGGCTCATAGGCTCATACGGACCCCCCGTGTGTGAGTGCGCCCCCTCCCATATATAATAAAAAAAAAAAAAAAAAAAAACAAAACCCCCCAGAAGACGAAAAAAGGGGGGACAAAAAGACCAAAAAGTCAACACATTTATCTTGCCCGACCGGCCCTGAAAGGCCTTCACGGGCCTTGACTCGGAATATTTATCTTCGCTGATCCGACATGTGCTTATAGGCTCATTGGATTGTAGGCTTATTTGGACCCCCCTACTCAGGCCTCCTGGAGATCTGATTTTTTTTTTTTTTTTTTTTTTTTTTATTGGGGTGGGGGCGTACTATACCACTGGGGGTGCTTATAGTACTTGGATGCTGTGGCCCGTTTAACAAAAAAAAAAAAGACGAACGCTAGACGACCCCG